TAGGTTTCCAGATGGTTTATATGATTTTACATCTTTATAGTCTTTAGTTGATGAAGTATTTATACTTTTTATTTGTTTATTATTTAAAAATAATACATTGTCTTTATTTTCAATATTAGAAGCAATATTAGTATTAGTATTATTATTAGTATTATTGTCATCATTATTAATAATATTACCATATTCGTCAACCGCATTACCTGTTTTTTTTTTAATTTCATTACGTACATATGTTGGTACCCAATGTTTCCAACTTATAAATAATAGATTAGGGTGCGTATATCTTACAACAAATCCATTTGTTCGTAACTTATCTATTATGTATGTTGTGCAATCTTTATAATCATATTTTGGAACACCTATTACCATTTCAGGCATCACATACCAGCAACAATTATCATTAACCACATTTTTTGAAATATATTTAATTTTATTATGTATTCTTTGTAATATTTTATTATAATTATTTAAAACATTCAAATCTTGCTGTTGTTTCTTATTATATAATTCATCCAAATTTAGTTTCAATGATTCATCTTCATTATCTATTTTATTTGAAAAATTATAAAAAAAATCAGACGACATATTTTTATATTTAAAAATATAAAAATATAAAAATTTATTTTCATTAATTATTAAACTAATGAAAATAATTAAACATCTAGTTTTATGTGGCGGTGGTCCAATTGGATTAGTTCAATATGGAACATTGAAATTTTTAACTAATAATAACATCATAAATCGCAACACTATAGAATCTATTTATGCTACATCTATCGGAAGTATTACGGCATTTATATATATGTTAAATTTTGATTGGTCATGGATAGATGACTTTTTAATTAAAAGACCATGGGAAAAATTAGTGAATCTTTCTTATCTTGCTTATTTTAATATTTTTTATGATAAAGGTATTGTAAATAAACAAATAATTATTAATGCTTTAAAACCATTATTTCTTGCTAAAGAAATACCACTAACTATTACATTATTAGAATTCTATAATTTGACCACTATAGAATTTAATATTTATACATGTAATTTAACAAGTTTCAAAAAAGAGAAATTAAATTATAGTAATACACCAAATATGGAGTTGATAGATGCTCTTTATATGTCTTCGAGTGTTCCTGTAATGTTTGCTCCATTATATATAAATAATTCTTATTATTTAGATGGAGGTATTTTTATAAATTGCCCTATAAATGAGTGTATATTTGATAAGAACTGTTGTCATGATGAAATTTTATGCTTTATAAATGATAAAAGAGAACCGATAGATTTGTCTAATAATTTTTATAAGGAAAATAATTATGATTCTAGTAACTATCAATTAAATCAAGATGCTAATTTTTTTGAATATTTAATTTATATTATCAAAACATTATTTAATAAACTTTCTATAATTGAAAATGAAAATATTTTTATCATTAAAAATAGTATAAACACGTGTTTAAGTGAGCAAATGGTAGATTTAAAATATTGGACATATGTATTTAAAACAGAAACGGAACGTGATTATTTAATAAAACTAGGCGAAATACGAGGAGAGAAATTTGCTGCTATGTTATTATCTGTAAATTTAGATTTAGATACTATTATTGAAGAAAATGTTACTGAAGCAAATGTTATTGAAGAAAATGTTATTGAAGAAAATGTTATTGAAGAAAATGTTATTGAAGCAAATGTTATTGAAGAAAATGTTATTGAAGAAAATGTTATTGAAGAAAATGTTAAAGTTTAAATAGCAAAATTAAGAAATAGTTCCTTCTAAAAATTTTATCAAATTATCTTTATCTGGTTTAGCATCATAATTATAAACTTCACTTTTATAAATTAATTTTATAGTAGGATAATTTTCAACTTTATATTTATCAGCAATCGTTGAGTTCTTATCACAATCTATTTTAGTTAATGTAATTAAATATTTATTTGTGGCGTTTGAACCTATTATATATTCTTCAAATTTTTTTATTTCTGGTAATGCTTGTTTACAATAGGGACACCATTCCGTAAAAAAAAACAATACTAATACATCATTGCTTGTATTTTTTGCTGCATCGACAAATTCTCTATTTACTGAATGTTTTTTTGTAATTAAATTTATAATATAATTATTATATACAAAAAACAATACACCTGTAAATATTATAATTAATATTACTACTAGCAAAAGCGTTTTTTTATCGCCAATTATTCTATTAATAGTTGTTTTAAAATTTTCTAAATAAATATTTAACATATTATTTATATATGTTTAATAAATAAATTAATAAATATTTAACATATTATTTTTAATAATTATTTTATTAATCATTATTAGTATAACTATGATAAATACACATAAAAAAAATATATCTATAAAAAAAATAAAAAAAAGTAAGAATATTAAATCTACATATAATAATAGAGATTATAAGAGTGGCGATGGTATGTTAACAAGTGTATGGGGTCCTAGTTTGTGGCATTATTTACATGTAATGAGTTTTAATTATCCAAATAATCCTACAAAAATACAAAAACAAAAATATAAACAATTATTATTAAATTTCCAATATACATTACCTTGCAAATATTGTCGTATAAATCTTACAAAAAATTTTAAGAAATTTCCATTAATTGACAAAATATTTGAAAATAGAAATAATTTTTCGCGTTATATTTTTAATTTACATGAGCAAATTAATAAAATGTTAGGTAAAAATTCAGGTTTAACATATTGTGAAGTGCGTGATAATTATGAACATTTTAGATCCAGATGTACTATTGATAAACCCAAACTGTTCAATTATACAAAAAAAAATAAAGAAAAAGGGTGTACCACCCCTATGTATGGTAAAAAATCTAAATGTATAATAAAGATTGTTCCACAAGAAGAAAAATGCAAAACTTTTAATATAGACAAAAGATGTTTAAAACATAAATAAAATTATAAAAATTATAAAAATTATAAAAATTATAAAAATTATAAAAATTATAATATTATAATATTATAATATTATATATAAATGAAAAACACTCGCTCTAACCGATTTTCGCGTATTAAAAATCTTGCAAAGTTATCAAAAAAAAATTTACTAAATTTAGTAAAAAGACTTACGCGAAGAAATAAACATACAAAACAAAGAGGAGGATGAGGAGAAAGTATATTAACTCATTAACTAATTTATTACAAATAATTAAAAATAATACTTACATGAAAATGTTATGATAAAACTATTATTTAATAGTCTCATAATATTTGAGAAACAAGTATATAAAAAATGTTAATATAATTGACTATATATTAATATTTTTATCAATATTTACATACCAAATGAACTGAAATCGGTTAATACAGGTCTTGGTAGAAATTCATTGCCTGTGTTTTCTTGTATAGAATCAGAGAATATTTGCCGTGGTTGATGTGGGGGATAACTTTCTCTCATAAAATTTTGATTTCTATTAGCACTATTAGAGTTATTAGCACTATTAGAGTTATTAGCACTATTAGAGTTATTAGTTCTATTAGAGTTATTAGACTTATTATTTCCTAAATTTGACAGAAAATTATTACTTACCTCTCTTATAATTTTATTACTATCAGTAACTTTAGCAACATTTTGGTTTAAGCACATATTTGAAATCATAGTTGGTGATATATTTGGACCAAATAAAGAATTTGCATAATCTAGAGGATTCATAGTATTAATAGGATTTACAATTGGATTGGAAGGTAAATTCATTGCTGTTTCAAAATTATTATATATCGGAGGAATATAGTTAGAACCAAAAGCGCCTTGTCTTAATAAATATAAATTAAGGTCATTATAAAAATTATTATTTCGACTGTGATTTGTATTTAAAATATTAGCAGATAATTCTCTTGTTGGTGACGGCGGTGTTGGTGGTTGAAAAACTTTACCATTCACTATAATAGGTTCTCCATTTATCTTCATACTAAATTTAGATAATTTTTGATTACTGAAATCATAAAAATTTCCTGAATTTTCTAAAAACACCATTTGTATAGTTTTAATATTTGAAGTATCTATTAGTGAAATAGTACTTATATCTAACGTAGTAGTTATATTAGATATAATATTAAGATATGATATATCAGTTTCCGTATTATTATATTTTATTAATATATTATTTTTTTTATAAACATCCAAACTACTACCATTTCCAGCTAATATATTATTTCTATTTTGTAATCCACTTGGTAAAGTGGATAATTTATATTTAAACATATTAGGATTTAATATGTAAACATTATAACTAAAATCATTTTGAGCAAATAAAAAATATCTTTTATTACTATTATTAGTACTAAAATTATCAAAAGCTTCTTTTACATTTGACATATTTACAAAGATAATACATGATAATATTACAAATATTAATAACATAATTATTAACAAATTATTTTTTTTAAAATTGAGATTCATATTATATTATATTAAATATATAATAAAAATTTTCATTATAACTTTAAATGCCTAAAATTATTAAATCTGTAAATTGTCTTCAAAAGAAATATAATAATTCAAATATTATGGAAATTGGTATTGATGAAGCAGGGAGAGGACCTATGTTTGGTAGAGTTTATAGTGCTGCTGTTATTTTGCCTAATAACGATGAATTTAAATATGAATTATTAAAAGACAGCAAAAAATTTACTTCCGAAAAAAAGATAAATGAAGTTGCTGATTATATTAAAACTAATGCCTTAGCTTGGAGTGTCTCATATGAAGATGAAAAAACAGTTGATTCTATAAATATTAGACAGGCTACTTTATGTGCGATGCATAAAGCAATATGTAATCTAATTAAACAAAATAATGCTAATACTAATTTAAATATTAATGAATGTTATTACTTATTAGTAGATGGTAATGATTTTAAAGCATATACTTATTATTGTCATACAACAAATATTATTAAACAAATTAATCATATTTTAATTGAAGGTGGAGACAACAAATTTTGCTCAATTGCAGCAGCATCTATATTGGCTAAAGTAGAGCGAGACAAATATATTAGAGACATGTGTATTAACTTTCCTAAACTAAATATTTATTATGGATTATTAACAAATAAGGGTTATGGAACATCTAAACATATGGAAGGAATAAAAAATTATGGAATTAGTAAATGGCATCGCACAACTTATGGTTGTTGTAAAGAATCACCGATTAATGACGATGAATTCTATAAAGATTAAAAGATGACTCTAAGACGCCGTGCCCAATTTGTTTTATGCTCCTTATCTTTAGATTTCGATTTCTTATTGTGAATTAATAATAAGCGCATTTTTTCTTGCTTATTTTTAATAACTTCAATTGTATTTTTTATTTCATTAATTTGATTTGTTAACTTTTGTTTCTTTGCTTTTTGCTTACTCTTAAAACTAGAATAATGCTTCTTATATGTTTCATAATTGTAATCGTCATCTGATTCTTCTTCATCAAAATCTACATAATTGGGGTCTTTTGGGTCATCTTCTTCAGACCCTGAAGAATAATAGTGTTCTTCTTCGGAAGTGTCAGATACATCGTTTACAATATGAGTTGTACAATCACAAATACTATTAGAAGTTGTTGATGTATTACAATCACTTGCTAATGGCATAGCATGCTCTTTAAATGGACTAAATTGAAGTTCCCAATATAATGGATCATCATATACCATTGCGCATTTGTTATTTTCAATAGCACTATAAAAATTATACGCACCTTGATTATTATAATAATAATCAACTTCAACTAAAGCATAACCATAATTATATTGGTTTTCAACATAATATTCTTCTTCAGGATGCTTACAAACTTCGACATTCTTAATCTTGGCAATATTGAAATCTTCAAAATACTTAATAATAGTAGGAATATCTTCATAAACAACATAATCTGGAATGTAGAGCATTTTCTTTGAAAACATAGTAGACATAGTATAATAATTTAATTGTTAAATATTAACAATTTGAAATCAATTTTTTTTTATATTTTTTTATATTTTTTTGTATTTTTTTGTATTTTTTATTTAGGAATTATCATTAAGCAATAATTTATTAAATCTTTATACTATATAGAATGCGTAAAGTAACACAAAAAAAATATAGAAAAACTAAAGCAAGAACAAAAATTAACATTCAACATAATAAAGGTAGAGGCAAAGAAAGTTATGAGCAAGCTGTTGATAAATTTAAAATAATTTTTGGCGAAAAGGCATTTGATAAAATATTATACTATTCTAAGCCTAGTTATATTCAAAAATTAATTGATTTATTAAATTTTGAGAGAAATAAACCAAAAAATAGCAATTTAAACAATAATGAACAAATTACTAATATTTTACATCCTGCGTTAGAAGCATTTTTAAATTTTATAAGAAATGAGTATTTTGCTTTAAGAGCAGTCATTCCGTATATTGTAAATACTGATAAAGTTCTTAACTCTAAAAGAATAGCAAAAATATTAAGACTAGCAAAAGAAAACAAGGCAATAGAAGAATTTATTCGAGATTTAGAAGTACTAAAATTAGGACCTAATAGTACTATAAATGTACCACCTATTTCATCTCCAGTTCTAGTTCCAGAACTAGCCCCAACATCAGAACTAGTTCCACCTCCACCTCTAGTTCCAACTCCACCTCCACCTCCACCTCCATCTCCATCTCAATATAAATCTAAATCTCCACATAAATCTAGATCTCCACGTAAATCTAGATCTCCATATGAATCTAAATCTCCACGTAAATCTAGATCTCCAGAGGCTATTGAAGTAACACGAGTATCAAAACGCACCCCAGGATCAATTAGAGTTATTCCGATTATATATCCTAGTAGTGGAGGAAGGCATAATAAGACTATAAATAAAGTATATAGTTCCAATAAAAAAACTAGACGCTATAAAAAGCATTAATATTTATCACTTAAAAAAAAATTGATTTCTTTTTTTTAAACATAAAAAAGAAATCATATAAATTACGATATAAGAAAAAATAACAATGCCCTGTGTACTTACTAAATATTTATTAAGCGAAATATTGAATACGCAAAATATTGAGAACTTTTATAAGACATTAACTAGTAAACATTATTATTGTGAAGATGATTTTAAATTAAAGACTAATTATGCGATTTTATTGTTTGTTGATACGTTATTTTTAGATAAAGTTGGTGGTTATAAAGGGTTAAATGTACCACATGCCCAACTATGCGAACTGTATGAATATATAGCTGACAATCGCTTAAAAATTTTTCATTATGTAACTTTTAAAGCATCCGCACATAATGATTTTACTAGACTTCAGTTGCTTGTTGATGAGTTTAAAAAAGATAACTGGATTATGTTATTTGCTCATTATGTATACGATAAAACATTGGATTTACTTAATAGCAAAGATGATTGTTTTGACATAAAAAACAATATATATGCTATTATTTGTAGTCTTAAAGAAACACAAGTAATAAAAGTAGCACAAGAAACAGAACCACTATGTAGTGCTTGTGAAAATGATTGCCCAATCTGTTTAGACCCAATAGACATTAATACTATTTTTACAACTTTATGTAAGCATAGTTTTCATATAAAATGTATATATCCAATGTTTGATGAGGCTGTAAAAAAAAATACAAAACAACCAAAAATTAAATGCCCATTATGTCGTGCTGATGTTATTATAAAGTCAAGAATAACATTTAAGGAAATAGTGAATTATTAAAAAATTGTAAAGCAATAAGCAATAAAAAATTTTTTTTTACGAGACACATAATACCTTACCTTGAACCTCTAACAACACATAGAACAACTTTATTCGGTTGCCTCCTCAAAATTCTCAGACAATGGTTCTAAATCTACATTATTAACACACTTAGAAATATGAGGTAAGTTATAATGTGTCTCTCCAGTTTTATTGCTAACCCAAGAGAAATCATGATCGTAGTCACAAGACAGAATGCGATCTCTAAAATTTTGTGCCCAGCACATTGCGTAGTATGTAAACCTAGTTTCTGTTTCCCAGTTCATAATAGACAAAACATTTGACACATGTTTAAGAGCATCACATAAGTCGCTTTCATTGAGACTCTCTCCACCTTGTAACGCATTTTTCCTTCCCAGTAAAAAGTCAATCATGAGTCTAATCATTTCATCGGTCACGACTTCCTCCAAACAAGCTTCAAACTTAGACACTCCGTGTTCAACATACCATGAATCGGTTCTTATCCAACAATTCATGATAGCCTCCAATTCCCTGGGAAGTTTCTTCACATCAAACTTGCGTTGAATAGTGGCCACTACTTTATCGAGTTTCATATTTATCATAGTTCGAAACAAGACATTGTCAATAATAAGAGTGCCAAACAAGCCCCGAATCTCGGCAATATTGTCATTATTCATAGTGCTTCCTTTGTATAATTTGCCGAGACTAGTATTTAATTAAATAAAAAATAATTCAATTTTAATAAAGCATAACAATATTATAAATGAAAAAATATAATACATTATAAGACAAGACAATATAATACACATAAGTCTCTAATAAATAGGAGCACGACACAAAGGACATGGAACACACATCTTGTTATAATTTGCCTTTTGTTCTAAATATACACGCTTACAATTATCCAAACATGCCATATGGAATATATGCTTACAAGCAGTTCTAACACAATGAGAAGTAAACAAATTAACATGATTAACTGAAACAACTTCCAAGCAAATAGAGCATTCCCATTTTGGGTCATGTTTGAAGTCTAATGCCAATACTTCTAATGGGATTACATTCTTAGGATGCGTAGCAATATGAGGCAAGCGATAATGTGTTGACATAGTTCGTTTGCTAAACCACGAAAAAGGACGTTCATAGTCTCTATGTATTATGCACTCTCCGTTACTTCGTCGATAGCTATCTGCTTCCAATGTCAACTTAGCGTCCATATTCCAAGAATCCCAAAAATAGTTACTAGTCGATTGAGACATAGACACGCGAAGCACTTCTAAAGCCAAATCATCTTCGTTGACAGAACTTCCAAGTCCATTCTCATACTCTTTATATCGTATTTTTAAAAGGTCAACTACGCGACTTTTCATTTCCTTAGACACTACATTTCGAAGACAATGCTCAAACTTTGATATTTTATCTTCATTATACCATGAATGTGTTCTTATCCAACTATTCATAATAGCCTTCAAATGCCTAGAAAGATTGTGTGTAATAATGTCGTTTTGAATAGTATTTACTATTACATTGACGGCATCATTTATCATAGGTGCGCTAGTCTCAGCGTCATATAAAGCATTAATGTAGGCATCCAAGTCGACCTCGCATTGTGTCATAGTTTCTTGCTTTGCTTTGTATAGTTGTAGTAGACTAGCACTTAACTAAATAAAAAATGATTTCAATTTTAATAACGTATAACAATAAATTTTTAATAAAAAAAATATGCAATACACAATACATGCTAATCTCTAGTTATTAGCATGGCACAAGAGTGTTAGCACCAGCACAAACCCAACCTACTTCCTCTTCTTCATATTCCAATTCTTCCTCTTCGTCTTCGTATTTTGAGAAGCGATTTGGTTTAGGAAGATGAGGCAAATGATAAGACACTTCATCATTTATCCAGTCGTAATACTGGAAATGTCCACCGTCTCCACTCTCTATTAGGGTGAGCTCCCCATGTTCTAAAACCCACCTACAAGCCTCAGACTCCAGTTCAGCACCCATAGTTGGCCATAAGTTCTTATGATAACAATACAAACTATTTGATGCGGTGCCCAGAGCATAATACAAATCCTTTTTTTCTGGAATCTTGCCATCATCCTCATTCATCCACTTCACTAAAAGGTCAAATACTCGGGTCTTCATTTCCTGAGACACAACTTTCCACAAACACTTCTCAAACTTTGGGTCTCCGTCATTGTCATACCACTCACTTCTTCTTGCCCACATGTTCATGATTTTAAGCAAACCTTCAGGAAGATGTGCTATAACCATTGAACGCTGAATCCACTTCATAACAAAAGCAATAGCATCCTTCACCTCTTCGGTGTGCTCTTCGGCAGTCATCAAGTCCATAATTTTTTTAACAATAATAGCATCCATAGTTGCTTTATATAGTTTGTCGAGGCTAGCACACAATTAAATAAAAAAGCAATTCAATTTTTTATTGGTATAACAATATTTTTATTGTTTATATTTTTATTACTTAGAATCTATACTATCCATTTCTATAATAACTTCTTTGTGTAACAATGATTTTTTATTTATGAATTTTTTTTCATCAAGTAACATTTTTATTGTAAAAATAACAATTACTTCTTCTACTAGTACAGAAAATAAAGCAATATCTATTTGTGTAACACTAATTAATAATGTAAAAATATATCTAATATTATTTATTAAAAACATAGAATTAGCATAAAAATATAATTGTGCTTTACTAAATTCAGTTATTTCTTTTTTATCTGGATTATAAACATTCATAAATAGTACAGGGCTTCCAAATTCTTGAATAATAACTCTAACTACATCATTTACAAATATTAAGGTTAATAAACTACAATATTTTTGCATAGTATTAATTTGCACGCTTATAAATATAAAATCATCATTTGGTCCAAAACGAAAATATTTAGAATCTGTAGCAAAATTAGTAATATAAAATCCTATAAATACTACTAAACAAGTATTTAAAAAAAGACATAGTCTAACTTTATTTAATTGATTCATTGTGCATTGACTAATACTAATAATATTGCTAATTTAATTTTAATATAGTTTCTTATATTAAAATTTAATAAAATAATTAGATTATTTTGAGAGATTAAACTATTTACTAAACAAGTCATGTGGAATAGGAGGTGGAATGCGACGAACCATTGTTCGCATTCTTGTCCTACAATGACAATCGCACCATTCTCGTTCATCCATGCGACGCCATGAGTTAGTTTGGCACCAATCTAAATAGTCTTCAGTTGAAAGAGTGTTAAGAGCCTCTTCTTGTTCTTTTGACATAGTTCTAGCATCTAACTCTGGATCATAAGCATAAGACAATGGTTTGTCTCTTTGATGTCTTGGACAACAGTCACATTGGGTTAGTGCTGCAAATAGTTTTTTTTTTGCTTCAGTACTTTGCTCATCCATATAGACAGGTCCTCTACAATAAGGGCAAGTAATTAGCCCACATAATAAACCTTTATTAAGTGCACGAGTCCATTGCTGCAAACATTTTTTATGAAATATGTGACCGCATGATGTAATAAGTCTTCGCTTACCTCTTCCTGAAATACAACCATCTACTTCAATGTTTCCATCATTGTCTTCTAAACATATATTACAAGTCACTACATCATCAATCATAAAACCACAAAATGGCGGCAATAATGTTGTCAATTTAGGCAAAGGTTTAAGTTCTGTTTTAGCATCCATTGACTTATTCATTGTTTTGCTTTGCTTTGCTTTGTGTTATTTTGTGTAGGCTTTTATATTATTTTTAATAAATTATAATCAATTTTTTTTGTGTATACTATAATTGTTTTTATATTTGTTTTAAAAATTGATTTATATTTTTAATTATACTTTATTAAAACTATTATAATTAAAATGCCTATGTTAATGTTAATGAATTTAGTATTTATTGCCAATATTATTTCTAATTTGACCAGTTGTTGTTTATATAATAGTCATAGTCAAGCAAATTGGACTAACTCAGTTCGTATTTATGAATATGTATCAAACGCAAATCCAACAATGTCAGAAGTTCCTATTAAAATATTTACATCTGACTTACACGAGCAAGGACCATCGGCAATTACTCAATTTGACCTTTCACAAGAATTACAAACTGACTATCCAGCAACATCTCCAAATCTTCTTGCTAATTTTATTCGTATTCTTGAAAATGAAACATTAGAATCGAGCGTTATTTTTGCAGCTACTTCACAAACATTTTATGTTATTCGTGGTAATGGAAGTTCTCTTACACGGAATGGCTCAGTTACTTGGAGTGAAGGTGATATGTTTGTAATTCCTTATTTTGGTAATGATGTTGAATCTGTTTGTACTATGTCTAATTCAAATAAACAATGTGTTAAACATACTTGTAATTATGAACCGCTTTTTGGTGGTTGTGCCTTATATTGGGTTCATGATGAACCATTGCTTCAATATTTAGGAGTTGAACCAAGTTCTCAACGTCGTTTTGAACCAGCATTTTATAGTTCTAATGCTATGAAAGAAACAGTATATTCACTTAGTAATACAGATAATAATGGCAAAGTTAAAAATAGACGCGGTATTCTATTGGGTAATGAGGCAACTTCACAAACACGAACACTTACACCAACATTATGGTCTCTTTTAAATAATATTGGTCCTAACATAAATCAAAAACCTCATAAGCATAATTCAGTAGCACTTGATTTAGCAGTATATGCTAGATATGGAAGTAATGTATATACACAAATGTCTCAAGAACTTAGTGCAAATGGCGAACTATTAAATCCAATTAGTACACAATGGAAAACAGGCAGCGTATTTATTACACCCCCAGGTTGGTGGCATTCTCATCATAATGAAGGCAATGAAGATGCTTGGGTATTACCAATTCAAGATGCTGGACTATATACACATCAGCGAACATTAGATTTTCGTATTGCTGATGATGAAACACAACGACTTAAAACACTACGCTCACGAGGAGCAACATTAGATATTTCAACAACAAAGACATCTAACAATTTATATCAACCATGTGCTAAGTAATACTTTAATAATTTATAAAAAACTAGCAAACCATTTTTTATAATAATATGTAATTATAAATAATATAGTATGTTAGCAAGATTTAAAAATGTAACAAGAAGAAAATTAAGAAAAATAGTTTCAAAAAATTTGAAGAACACAAAGAAAAACAAATATGTTTACAACAAAAGAAGACGAACCTCTTCATTAATTTATAAAAATTTGTATCCATTTTGGTATAATAAAATACCATTTCCAGAAGTTTCTAACACTAAAGATTTATCTAAAGAGGAGACATGGACAGCACATTTAAAATTAGCTATTAAATTATATCAAAATAAATCATCATTACCAAAAGGTAGCATATTATTTCATGGTTCAAGTTTTATAGACCCAGTTAAAAATATTAATCCTACCAATAAACCATTTTTCTTTGGACTAGATGCTTTTATTTCAATATGGTATTTATCAGAATTAGCAGCACGGAATAAAAGTGCTCTTGAGAACGCATTACAAAAGTTAAAAAATATGGAAAACTATGTAGAACAAGATAAAAGTATGAAAAAATTTGCTGATTTAAATAAAAAAGAATCTATTGAAAAACAAAAATTATTTATTAAATCATTAGAAGTACTTAATAATGATTTTTTTAATATAGCGAATTATGATGAATTTGCTGATTATGATAACTTGTTAAATGATTTAAAATCTCATGCTAGAAGTCATTATTACTTAAATATATATCAAACATTACAAGCAATTCCATATAAATATTTATCAAAATCTATTGAAACAGATAATCCTAAAGATGATAAGGAATGTGAAACTAAAGCGTGTATGCATCCGCAATTTGGATATCATATTAATGTTAATGAACTACCTGTTGAATTATCTATTGAATTCACTATGCCAGCAAATCAAATAACTAATAAATTAAAGTTAATAGGGGTATATGTTATTGATGTTTTAAAATTAAATGACAATATAAATAAAAATTTTAATGAATTTAAAGCACTTGAGGCAATAATATTAAAAGCAGATTTTACAAAATAATTCGGATTAATAGTTTATAAAAATTATTAAAGTATTTTTTATAAAATTAGGTTAAAAATAATTCTCAGTTTTTACGACGACGAGTTGCTTTACGGCGTCTACCACTGGCAACATTACCTCTGGGCATTAAAGAATTAATACGAGCTTCTTCTAATTGCATATCGTCTAGTAATGCTGTTGTTTGAACATTTAGAACATCATACAAATTTGCTAGCATATTTATATCGTGCAAACGTGGTAATGTGCCAACATTAAAATGAATTTTTTTCAAAGTTGAATTAAATTCGCGTAACTTACTTCTTATACTTCTTAACTGTTGGGAGCATTCTTTCTCGAGACTTCTTGTAGCATTAGGATCAACTCTTGCCCTTCTTGTGTCTACTAATCTACCAAGCATTATTAATATATAAATATAAATATATAAAAATATAAAACTTTTTATATTTTTATAACAGTTTTGCTAAATTAAATTTTTATTTTTTATGGCGACGATTGCGTCTTGTTTTACGATTACCACCATATCTTGCTGATATCATTTCTTGTGGTGTCTTTAGTGATGGTAATATTCTTTGTGTCATTCTTGGTGGTGATTTACTTGATGCTCTTCTTATTGGCGATTTACTTGATGTTCTATTTGACGGTGATTTTCTTCTTGATGTCTTTATTGATGATGTTAAGTTATTTAGTTTTTGTAAAAAATAGTATACATCACTATCATTTTGTAAAGTTTCTTTTTCTATGAGAGACTTTGTATCTATAATATCTTTGCCTGCTAACTGAATTGTACCTATCATACCTTGCTTATTATTATCATTACTAATGTGTTTCACTATATATACATCATGTGATGACTTAGTAGCATACACAATACCTGTTTTTTGTTCACCTTTATAGTTGAACGAAACTATACTACCTGCGGTCAGTTTACCTGTATTTAATTTCACTTTGGGTTCCATATAAATATAGAAATATTTTATTCATAAAAATCCTAAATTACTTATTTTTATATTTTTATTTTTTTTTTATTTTTATAAAAAAATAAAAAACGCAAGAAAATATACGCATAAATAAATTTGATAATTTTTAAATCCCCCCTCGTAAACGCAATACAAGATGAAGTGTGCTTTCTTTTTGAATATTATAATCGCTTAATGTTCGCCCATCTTCAAGTTGCTTTCCAGCAAAAATTAGTCGTTGTTGATCTGGTGGAATACCTTCTTTGTCTTGAATTTTTGCTTTAATATTGTCAATAGAATCAGATGGTTCTACTTCTAATGTAATTGTTTTTCCGGTAAGTGTTTTTACGAAGATTTGCATTTCTATATATATATATAGCATTATAATTTTGTTTTTATATTTATTATAATAAATATATATTATAACGTCTAATGTCTAGTAATAATTTTTCTGACAACAGTAATAACGTATATAACGTATATGTGTGTGATTATATATTTATGATGCGTATCAAGGTTTCAAACGCTCCATTAAGTAATGGTAATAATTATGCAGAATTAGAAGTGTATTATAAATATGATGATTATGATAGTGTAGATAAAGTAATTTATGTGGAGCATGGTAGAAATCCTATAAGAAAATATATTGGTTCACATGTTATATGGAACCGCGACGCAAATGAAACAATTGCAGTGTTATAATCTCTCAAAAATATAATATTATAAATAAAAAATTTTTAAAATTGATAATATTTAAAAATATTAAAAAAGATAATAGTAACTTATTATTATATTATTATTATGAAAGTATTAGTATTTGATACTGAAACTACTGGATTGCCTGAAAAGGATGCATCTATTTATGATAAATCAAAGTGGCCATATGTTGTCCAGCTCAGTTATATTTTATATGATCTCTCCAATAATAGTTCAATAGTTAAAAATAATTATATTAAGATAGATGAATCTGTTATTATTACGCAAGAAAGTTATAACATTCATAATATTAGTAGAGAGATTTTGAATGTGCAAGGTATAAATATTGTGCCTGCACTAAAAGAGTTTAATGAATGTTTGAAAAAGTGCGATATTGTTGTAGGGCATAATATTTCATTTGATAAACGCTTAATTTTTGTAGAATGTTTACGACACAATGTAAAACAATATTTTACACAATTTATAAATAATGAAAAAATACATAAACCAGAGTTTTGTACTATGAAAAATACAACCGAATTTTGTAAGTTAGAGAGATTAAGTAAAACAAATCAAGTTTATAATAAAATGCCAAAATTAAGTGAGTTATATGCACTATTATTTCCTAACGAACCGTTACCTCAAGATTTACATAATTCTCTCATTGATGTGGCTATGACTTTGCGATGTTATGTAAAATATGTTTATAATTGTGATGTAAAAGAAAGTAATGAAAATATAAGGGCATTATTTTAGGAACTATTTTTAGAAATTATATATTGTTATAATAAATATGGCTTCCACGTCTAAAGAAGAATTTTATACAGAAGAAGAACTGAAACAAATACCACATGATAAGTTACTCAAATTGGATAAGATGTATTCGTTTAGAACAAAGAATAAAACTAGAAGCACGCGAAAAACTAAAGATGCAATAATTAAAAGATTACTAGAAAATGGTGTCCCAAAATATAGCAGAACATATGCTTTTTTTCGTCCATTAGTAAAACCATTACCTTCGGGGACATCATTAATAGGTGATGTAGTTGAAATAATTTACTCAATGAAAAAAACGGCAGAACAAGAACCAGAAGACAGAGCTTATGAAATTGAGTATGTTAAATCAATATTTCAACCAAAAACATTACCCGATTATCAATCACAATCATTTATGTTTGATTTTGTTTTAAATGGTTCATATGTGCGTTTGTCTATGTCTGAACCAAATTTTAAAATGCATGTTCTAAATTTATATAATCCAAATTATTTTATTAAAGATTATAAATATTTAGTGAAAAAATGGGAAATAAATGCTAAAAAATTGAAAGGAAAAGGCGTACGTCATATTCAACCTAAAAATTCGGCATTAGGCAGTTTTTTTAGGCTACAAGTAATTCCAACTTATTCAAGAATTATTGTTATTGAAAATATATTACAAAAAATAGAGGCCTATAGAAAACGTAACCCTAATGTGCCCAAGTATCCACAAGAAGTAGCCAGTATAAAATTAGAAGCCAGTTATGAACGCTATTATTGGCCTCCAAATAATCCAATAAATGTATTAAAAATTTATATTAAAGAGTTAAATAAGCAACTATTTTATATACGCGATGAGCGCGAGAGCAAAATAATGCTAAATAATAGTGTAATAAAAGAGTTAAATAAGAGATTAGACAAATTAAATACTTTTTTGGTTGAGCCCGACCCAAGCATAGTTGGCCAAGCAAACGCAAAATTTTACATTCGAATTTTAGAAAATAGTTCAAAAAATCTTACTAAAACACGTAATGCTAGTCCTGAGCAAAAATCAAGGGTTAAAACGCTAAAACGCGCCAAATCTTTTTAGTTTTAATTTTAATTTTATAGAGTTTTATCTTATAATATTATAATCTTATAATATTATAATATATAGCTATGCCTTTAAAAAAGAAACACTTAACAAGAAAAAGAAAAAATGCAAAAGCCAGAGGAAAAGGAGACATAGTTCCTTTTTTGCTTAAACAAAAATTAGGCAGCCTTAGTAATAAACAAAAACAAGCTACATTAAAAAATATATTTTCCAATTTACCTAGGCAAACTATTGAGGATGTTATAACACAAAAAGAATTGGCATTAAAAGGATTGGCAGAAAAACCAAAACAACTATTTCAAATAACACCATTACCCAGTTATAATTATCCATTTCAACAAGATACACCTAGAGGTTATGAATATAATTATCCATTAGTAAAAGTAATGGGTACGCTTAGAGAAACAGACTTAGTAGATAGCATATATAGTTTAAAAAAAGATGCTGAACTTGTAGACTACCCTAAGCACTTTTTACAAACATTATTTGCCAATTTTTTAAAAATTACTAAAAAACGAAGAACTTATGATGACTATATTTTGTCACGTATACCTGATTATGAACTACAACAAGTATTGACTACGCGAAAATTTTTTATAATAGATTTTGATTTTTTGAGTAATGCTTTAGAGCTAACTGGGCAAAAATTAACAAATCGTGGAAGTTATACTGGAACTTCTAACTATACTAAAGGCATCACAAGTGTTAATGCTAGCAAAACAAAAAAATTTAAATCCTATAATGCGTTTATAACTAAAAAACTTAAAAATACAATTTTTGACCCTCTTATAAATGCGTATAAAGCATATTGGGCAATAAAGCACACTACAAAAATAATGATTAATTATTATAGCACTCTTAGCGGTCGTCAACCAGATCCGCGCCCTTATCCTAACATTAGACATTTTCCTATTGAACACGACGAACCTAATTTAAGAGGAGAACTTGAACGCTTTAGAGATGTATGGCATCATACAGAAGTAGGAAAGCAAAAATATAAAAATGAATTATGGGATTTTGCGCATGATAATTATTATCAAGAAGAACCCGAAGATGAACCGCTCAATATTCCTGAAGTAACGAATGTTCATGTATATGACGTATTAACATACTATATTTTAGAATTAAACAGGATGCTTGAATATTTAGCCACTTATAGAATTAGCGTTGTAAGAGAACTATTAGATGCCATAAATAATGATTTGGCATATATAACTAATAAAATCCACACTTTATATGGTAGAGGTTTAATCCGAAGTGTTGCTCCGCAAAATACTGAGCAGGATTATCATAGACCTGATTTTATAATTACCATTCCTAATTTGCCATAAGTAGTAATAGTATAAATATTTTTTCTAGAACTAAAACATTTACGTTTCATATAATATAAATAAAAATTGAATTAGATATATTTATATTTATTAATTATAATATTAATATGAATAATAAAATAAAGAATGATAGCATTAAATTGAATATTAAAGATAAAGATAAAGATAAAGATAAAAATGAGGATAAAAATGAAGATAAAAATGAAAATAAAAATGAAGATAAAAATGAAGATAAAAATGAACATGAAAATGAACATGAAAATGAAGATACTAAAGAATTAACAATTGTTGAGACATTTGTTGGTGCTGGCGGCGCACATTTAGGATTTAAAAATGCCGGATATAAGTCATTATTAGTAAATGATATTGATAAAGATACAATTAACACTTTATTATTAAATAAAGTAATAAGCAAAGAAAATTATTTAATGTGCCCAATAGAAGATATAACAGAAGAAATTTTATTGAATAAAATTGGTAATAAAAAAGTTGATGTGTTATTTGGCGGAATAGTATGTAAAGGATTTTCTTTAGCAGGAGTTAGAAACCCATTTGACATAAGAAATTATTTATATAAACATCAACTACGTCTTGTTAGTATTTTAAAACCAAAAGTAAGTGTAATTGAAAATGTAACGGCAATAAAAAATATGATATTATATGTTAATTGTCAAGAGACTGTTAAAACTTTTGACGCTTACACTAAATTAAGTGATTCTAATAAATTATTAAACGGAGAGAAGTCAAGTAAAAGAAAAAACGGTCAAGATTATAGCGAATTAAATTTAATAATTAATAATAATAAAAAAAAAATGGAAGATTTATTGAAAGGGATTGACAATTATAAATATTGCATTTTAGATGATATAAAGCGAACATATTTAGAAATGGGATATAGGTTTTATGAAAAAATTTTACAAACAGATAAATATGGTGGATATACAAATAGAAAGAGGATAATAATGGTAGCAGTTAGAAATGATATTGAAGAAGAATATATATATCCTCCGGAACAAAATACAAATTATACATTAAATAATGCTTTAAGTTTAATAGACTATGATGGTATAAATAATCCAACTATAGATGAAGATAATAGGTCTATGAAACATAATAAAAAAACCATTGATAGATTTAAATTAATACCTGAAGGAAGCAATATTGCTGATGTTATAGATGAACTTCCAGAGGACTTAAAAATAAGTGCTTTTTATTCAAGAGGAAATACGCAAAGATTGAATAGAAATCTTCCTGTTCCTACATTAGTTCCTGGACATAGTAACTTTCCAATTCATCCTTTTGAACATCGCTCAATTACTATTCGCGAAGCAGCAACTATTACAGGATTTCCACTAGATTATAAATTTTGTGGTTCTCATACGTCAAGATGTGTTCAAATAGGAAATGCCGTTCCGGTTAATTTATCTTATGCGATTGCTTTATCTATTAAAAAATTATTAAATAAATAAAGTTGTTATTTAAAAATCTTCAATAAAGTTATTATTAAATATTAAAATTCCTGAATAAATTTTAATAGTTTATTTTTACATTCTGCTAATATTCCGACATCTTTACATATATTCATAAAATTTGTTAAAAGTGTTTCACTAAACCATTCAATCGGTAATTTTTTATTTTTTTTCTCATTTAATAATTTATTAATTATTATGCAATTATTATAATCACTTAATCCGCCTTTCTCTTTGGGGACAAAATGATCTGCTGCTAAACCTCCATTATCTTCAGGTATTCCTGTAATGCAACATTTAAAATTTGACAATATTAATTTTTCTTCAATAATTTTTTTAGTAAAACTATCACTTTTATGTTTATTATTATTTATTATTTCTTTGCTAATTTTGTCTTTCATATGTGGAGTATATTTAACATATTTATTCTTTTTATAATGTAATTCACTCCATTCTAAAGGTAATTTATCTTTTCTTAATATTTCAAATGCTCTTGGTGGGTCTCCTAATGGACTTCCTGTTTCTTGTTTATGTCTAGTGCTGCAATATTCTTGAACATCTTTAATTCTTACATATTTACACAAATTTAATTTTAAATATTCGAGAGCATATAAATTAGCACCTTTTTTAATTTTACACTTTGTAATAGCATTATCAATTTGTTTCCAATGGATAATTTTATATAACATTTTTATTCTTTTTTCTCTTGAATATTTTTTAATAAAAATTTCGGTTTTTGTTTCCATTTTATATTTTAATAAATAATAATTTTATAAAATATAAATTCAATTTTTAATTATGTATAATAATATTATAACATTATTATAACATTATTATAACATTATTATAATATTATATTATAATATGGCATTAAGACAACCTCCTATTTTAATAAATCCTATAAATAAGGCAAAACCTAGACCACCGAAAGAACCGCATTCTGCATTGCGTCATAGATACAACTATCCATTAATGTATAAAGGTGAATATAATCCAGAACTAATTGGTTCAATTTATAGCGCCAAACAACATATGGAAAATTCTGAAGCATTAGATTTTATTAGAACCATTATGAGAAATTTTGTAGAGCAAAGAGAAGTTGGAGTTAGAGACAGAATTATGGAAAATATCGGAATAAATAGATTTAAAAGAACTTTACTTGGTAATAATTTTTTTGTAATAAATTATTATTTTTTAATGAATAAGTTTACATTAAATAGAGGAGGTTCGCCTACAAAAGCATTAAAAATTAATGCCCTTATTAATGATGTATTATTGCCTTCTTATAAAGCAGTAGTATGTATTCAAGATACTTTAAATACTATGATAAAAATATTATTATATGCTAGAAGTAGACTAGAAGCTAATAATCTTGAACCAGTAGCATCTATATTAGATATTATAATAGATGAAAATTTAATAGAAGAAGTAGCAAATGAAGACGACTCACAAACATTTAATGAGTTATGGGAAAATGATGAGTGTGCTCATCCTGATATAATACCAAGACATATTGCTATTACTCCACTAATGGTATTAGAATACTATGTACATAAATTAAATAAATTAATAGCCAAATTACATTATTATAAAATTAGTATAAATGAAACACTTATAAACTCTATAAATCCAGGTTTAATGTCTTTAAATAATAGTCTAAAACTAATATATAATTATGATCCAAAATGGTTAATAGTTGTTGAAAACACGAAAAAAACGCGGTCTTTAACAAAAAAAAAATCTAAACACTCATCTAAACGTGCAACCAAATCATTATAATGCTATTTTTTTATTTTATTATAAATTATTTTTGAATAAAATAAAAATAAAGTTTTCATCTAACCGCTACACATTAAGCAGTCTTTTTTTTCTTCTTCATCATCTTCATTTGTTTCGCTCTTTTTCTTAGGTTCAATTGTAAATTGCTGTGCTTGATGTCTTGCTTTTCTCCGCAAATAATATATTCCAGTTTTAAGACCTGCTTTCCAACTATAAAAATGCATATTTGTGAGTATTTTTGAATCAGGGTCTTCAATCCATAAATTCAAACTTTGTGATTGACAAATATAAGCACCTCTATCCCTAGACATATTAATAATTTCTTTCATGGGCATTTCCCATACTATTTTGTATTTTTCCTTTAAATGTGGTGATAAATTTTGAATATGACTAACACTACCTTTATTTGCAATAATACTATTTTTCAATTCTTCATTCCATAATCCCAATTTTAATAATTCTTCTACTAAATATTTATTTACTAATACAAAATCACCTGCCAAAGTTTTCCTACTATAAATATTACTAGTAATTGGTTCAAAACATTCATTATTACCTAAAATTTGACTTGTGCTTGCTGTTGGCATTGGAGCAACTAGCAAACTATTACGAATTCCATAAATCATAATGTTTTCTTTTAAAGTTGCCCAATCATAGCGACCAGATGCAGGAGAAACATTCCATAAATCAAATTGAAGTTGTCCAAAACTTGCCGGAGAACCCTTAAAAGAACTATATGCTCCTAAGTATTGTAAGTCAAGATTTTCAATTTCTGCCTTAATTGGATTGGCAATTTTTAAAGCCTTGTCAATAACTTTATCATTGCTAATAGCAGCCATAATTGAAGCATCAGTTACATTATAAATATCATATTCTCTACATTCATCTTCATCTGAAATAAAAGTCCAATTATTTAAATCATATTGCTCTTTTAAAAATTTCATTGCTTTAAAACGCTCTTTTGCTAACAACATACTTTTTTCTAAAGACGCATAATATATTGTTTCAAATATTTTAATATTTATTTCTTTTGCTTGATCCGAAATAAAAGGTAAGTCCATTTTAAAAAACACATCTGCTAATCCTTGAACACCTATACCAATAGGGCGATGTTTAAAATTTGATCTCCTTGTTTTGGGAGTAGGATAATAATTAATATCAATTACATTATTTAAATTATTTGTAACAACTTGTGTTACTTCGTATAATTTGTCGTAATCAAAAGTCTTATCTTCTTTAACAAACATTGCCAAACCTAACGATGCTAAATTACATACTGCTGTTTCTTTTGAATCAGAATATTCAATAATTTCTGTACATAAATTTGAACTTTTAATAGTTCCAAGATTTTTTTGATTAGACTTATTATTTGCCGCATCTTTATATAAAATATAAGGTGTTCCTGTTTCTACTTGCGAATCTAAAATCTTAATCCATAAATCGCGCGCATTTATTTGCTTATTAAATTTGCCCTCAGTTTCATATTTTAAATATAATTCTCTGTAAGCATCACTATGACAATCGCTTAGTCCCGGGCATTTATCCGGACAAAATAAACTCCAAATTTTATTACCTATAACTCGCTCCATAAAAAGATCGCTTATCCATAATGCATAAAATAAATCTCGGCATTTGCTTTCTTCGTCTCCATGATTTTTTTTCAAATCTAAGAAGTCCTCAACATCAGGATGGTGTGGTTCAATATAAATAGCAAAACTTCCATTACGCTTACCTCCCTGATCAACATAGCGCGCCGTTTTATTAAATACACCTAACATTGGAATAAGTCCATTTGACGTTCCATTTGTTCCTCTAATATAAGAACCATTTGCACGAATATTATGAGCGTGTAGTCCAATACCTCCTGCCCACTTAGAGATTTGTGCGCATTCTTTTAGAGTATTAAATATGCCTTCAATCGAGTCGTCTTCCATACCGAGTAAATAACAAGAACTTAATTGTGGTCGTGGAGTCCCTGCATTAAATAATGTTGGTGTAGCATGAATAAAATATTTTTGCGACATTAAGTCATATGTTTCTTTAACTTTTTCCATATTAGAACCGTGAATTGTAATTGCCACACGCATAATTAAATGTTGTGGGCGTTCAATAATTACTTTGTTACAGCGCATTAAATATGCGCGCTCTAATGTTTTAAAACCAAAATAATCAAAAAAATAATCTCGTTCATAATCAATCATAGCATTAATAGTATCCTTGCATGTTTCTATAATTTCCATTATAGAAGTTTTAATTAATCTAAAACTATTGTTATTACTATCTCTGTAATCGTATAATTTTTTAGTAGTTTCATAATAACAACTACTTGTATTTTTATGTAAATTAGACACAACAATAGCACTTGCTAATTTTGTATAATCAGGATGAATGGACGACATAGAAGCACATTGTTCAGCAGTTAATTCATCAATTTTAGTAGTTTGAATATTATCATATAATTGATCAATTACTTTTATTGCTAATTGAGCAAAGATAATATGTTGTAAATTAAAATGTTTTCCTAATGATTTAATGCGTTTTAAAATTTTGTCAAAAGAAATTGCCTCTCTTTTTCCATTACGCTTAAGCACATACATGTCTAAATCATTAGATTTAGTATTTCTCATAATTAATTTGTACTACTAATATTTATAAATTAATTTTAAATAAAAACAATATATTATATTTTTACATTTTACATAGTTATTAAGCATCCAACTTTTGGAAAATCGCTTTTTTGTTTATCTTCTTCATATTTCATTTTTTGTTTCTTGCTTATGCGCTCAACATAACTTCCAGATTCTTTTTCTTCAATTAAATTATTCCAAAATATTTCGATATAAGGTTGAGCATTTTTAAACCATAATTTATTTCTTAATACTAAAACGCAACTTATGACTTCTAATTTCCAATAAATATTTCTTACATATGTTTTATTGTTATTCTTTAAAACTTGTGCTTGTATCCAAGCAGTATATTCTTTATTATCAATTTTGCTCATAACAAATGGAGGATATTCATAATGAACATAACCATTTGTATCACAAAATTGCATAATAAAACCACGATAGTTATCAGAAACATCATCTAAATAATCTTCTTGTGATAAATATTCTGTAAACTTGGTTTCTAAAAAGTCGCACTCATTTAAATTACATACTTCCATTTGTAATTGCATTTGTATCCAATATGCAGGCATAGGAATACCGTCAATTTCTCTTGAAACTACATTTTTTATTTCAAGCATTCTACCATAAAGCGGACTTTTTTCATCACAAACAATACCGTCTGGAGATGCGGCAATATAACTATATTTATTATGTTTAACACAACCAAATTCTGATACAGTTGTATTGTTAATAAATTCATAATATAAAATAGACACCCGTTCAAATTTCTGCCCCCAGTGCATTGGGGAATTTAAATTAGTATTTTTAAATTTATTTACATCTAATGGTTCTGATTTTTCAATAATTAATTGTGATTGACTATAATCACTAATAAAAATTTTATATATATTAGATGCTGTAAGTGCCGAATTTCTAAAAATATACCATGCATCGCTTCTTTGTTCTGGTTGTGGAATATTTTTTAAATATGTAAGTTGTGCTTTAATTTTAATAAAATTAGGAGAATCCTTATCTAGATTAATTTTTTTTACATATGTTTTTTTATATGACCTTTTTGGTATGTAAAATTTAAATAATATATTTTGACACAATTTAATAGTTAAACATAATAACACATGTGCTTCGTTATTTCCAATATTAAATAATTTACTTAATAAATGATTTTCAATATATTGAGCGAGTAATAGGTGATAAGTTGTGAAGTATATTTCTTCATATAAATCATAATACATTAATTGTAATATATCAGTATTAATATACTCTAACATATAGTCAATTATACTTACTAAAAATTGAGAATAGTTGGTTATTACTTCGTTGTTTTTTAACTCTACTAATGACTCAATATTAAATTTTTTAATTAAATAATTAAAATATTTAATATAACTGTTTAATTTCATTGTTATTATTATTAAATTATTATTAAATAATAATAATAAGTTAAATCAATTTTTATAAAAATTGAATTAATTAAGAGTTTTATTATTCAAGTATTTTAATAGTTCTTGCTTTTGATTTATTTTCTTGCGGTAAACACTTTACTGTAGATATATGTTTATCATCCTTTTTTAAAGCAAAAACTCTGTTGTTATTATCAAAATGTAAATTTGGAATATCAATAATAATTCCTTTTTCTTTATCATAATGAACATCTTTTACCTTTGTTAATGCTTTACGTTCCAAACATTTTAATAAATATTTTTTACATTTATTTACCTCATCATCATTTAAGGTAAATTTTTTTTCTAATATTTCTACATGGCTTATCAATTTTTTTACTTTTTGAGTTTTATCTAATTTGCTCCAATTCTCTTTTTGATTTGCGTTTGTTTCATCTTCTAAATATTTTGATAAAGTATTATTATTAGTGTTATTTACATCAGGAACTATTTCATGTCCATTAAGCAACATTGTTTTGTAAGCTATATTTTTTAATTCTTTACAATAATCAGTTTTTTCTTTTTTGTTTTTGTCAGATAAATTGTTTTTTGATGTAGATTTTACTTGTATAATTTCATCTATAATACTATCGGTTTCTTCTTTGATTTCTTCTTTTATTTCTTCTTTTAATACTATCATTATAACTTTATTATATTTAATAAAGTTATAATTTTATATAATAATCATATATTAATATATTAAAAAATAAAATATAAAATAATAATAACATATAGTTGGTAAATGAGTAAGATAATTTTTTGTAAATTGTCTAAGAAATCTCTTTATAAAAAAATAGATAATATTGAAACTAATATTGAAACTAATATTGAAGAAAGTCTTCAAGAAAATAGAACTACTGCTAATAAAACTATTGTTAATAATACTTCAATAAGTGAAAAAAAATCATATTTACAATTATTAAATAAAATTAAAGCATCTATTGCTGATTCAAAAACAAGTTTTACAGATATAAGTTCTAGTATAATTAATATATATGATAATTATGAAGAGCAATTATTATGCTTACATAAATTACTTAATGGTAAAGTGTTTGATGAGAAAAAATATTTTATTCAAGCATTAAAAAATAAACTAGACTCGTATAAACAACAAGACAAAAAAAAAACATATGATACATATGATAATTTTATAACATTGGAAAATATTATAGAAAAACTGATTGCTTACAATATGAGATGTTATTATTGTAATAGCAAAACATTGATATTATTTAAAAATTTGAGAGATGATTATCAATGGACTCTTGATAGATTAAATAATTATGATGAACATAGCAATGCTAATACCATAATATGTTGCTTAAAATGTAATTTACAAAGACGCAGGAAAAATAGTGAAAAGTTCAAATTTACGAAACAATTACAACATAACTTATTGCTTTTAAAAAAAATTGATTAAAAAGTATTTATTATTTATAATTAGTATTTATAGATAATAACTGTTATTAAATAAAAGTAAATAAAAATGTCTAACTTAACTGTTAAAAAATCAAAACAAATTAAGAAAATATTAGCACTATTACAAAAAGCAACTATTTCAAGTATTGATTATGTATCATCAAGAGAGGCCTTTTTTTGGAACGATAATAATAGACAAGCATTTCAACAATTTAATAATTTATTTGTTGATGCACAAATTCCAGAAGGATTAAATAGGAATATTAAAATATTATATCAAATTTTAGGACATCAAAAAAGAGAAATTTATTATGGACCATGGACTATTATGAGTTTAAATGAAGCATTAGAACGTTATAAAATAATTTGTGCTAAGGGACAAACTAATGTCTTTGATATTGGATATAAATATGACGGTATGGGATATATTAATGTTTTGAGTTGTGATTTGACTAATCATCTATTATTTTATAGACCAGATGGTGGTTCTAATGACTATGATAGGCAATATAATTTCAACGAATTAATTAAGAACGGATCACATCCTCATGAAAAGTTTTACTTTAGCAAGTGGTTTTATAATGTGTTATAAACTAATGTTATTGTTTATGTGTGTGTGTTTTTCTTGTTTTTTGTCGAAAAATGCGTCTTTTCTTAAATGATTTTTTGTTCTTTTTATTATGGCGTTTTTTTTTGATGGTTTTTCTTTTCTTTAAATTACGAAAACGACTACGACCCCCATAAGCAAGTGTAGGATCTTCAGGTACAGTTTCAATAACTAGTTGATTTATATATATATTGGGATTTTTTTTTTTTTGCTCGTCTAGTTCATCTGGTGTAAGATAAGCATAATGAACATATATTTTATCACCGTAATACTTATAAGGTTTAAAATTTCCATATTGATTAATCAATACATCATAAGAAAATTCTGCACAACATGACAATGGTGCACGACCTTCATATTTATAAATAACTTTTTCATACTCTAGTTCTCTCATTCTATCAATTGTTTCTGGATTAATTCTTCGATCGGGATCACCTGATTTAATGTAATCTGGATTATCATTATATAAACCTGAGTCATTTGTGTCTCCTCCTATAACAACTAACTCTGGAGTAAAGACAAATACTTCTCTTGCTGCCTCCATGTAATCTCCAATCGCCGGTTTAAGCAATGTATTTGTTAATCCAGGCTCATTTGGTCCGTGTAAGTTAATTAATACTACTCCTGGATTAAGTGTTTTAACACAAGAAAAATTTCTACCAAGATTAATACGATTAGATATATAGTTTGAATGTAATCCTAAATCATTACCGTAAAAACCATCGAACTCTCCCAGAACGTCTGTGTTCCATATTGTAAGTACTGTTGGATAAAGTGAATTCCCACCTTTGATTACTTCTATCGAATAAGCTACAAAACCGTAGTTTTGACCATTCTTACCTATATATGTACCTGTTGTATAATACGAACCTCGTGGTAAACAAGATTTTCTTTCATTGATGTATGAAACTGTACCTGATGCAAGAAGTTCTAATAATGCTTGATAACCTCCATTAAATGGGGGGTCTCTTTCAATCATATCTCTGTCGTTCATTTCTTGAAAGTACATTATAGTTGGATTTCTTAGATTAACAAAATAGTCCACTAAGTTTGCTGCATTTTTCCAATATGCTCTTCGATCTGGGTTTTTATTTTGTGCTACAAAGTATGCTTCACTGCCTGTCGCAATACCCAAATCACTAGCAAAACTCATATTATAAGTTAATGCTGTTAAAGGTTGTTCTATTTCTTTTAGAAAAAACTCCATAAACACCGGTTTGTGGTCAGATGTTTTTGAAAATCTAGGGGGTATGTAAACTTCTGACGGTGATTCTGAAACTTCCGATGATTGGGACATTAGTTTATAATATTTAATATATTATTTTATTAAAATATTATACATTATTATAATATGGCAAAAACAAGAAAAGTTGGAAAACGGAGAAATTTAAGAAAAAAACAGAAATCTAGAAGGCAAGCCAAAGGTTATGAGCAAATGGCTCCAGCTTATTTAGCTAAAATGCTAAACAAAGTAAGTTTAGATACATACAATCAAGAATTTGTTGATAGTGGAGATCCATCAGTTGTGTCAAGAATTCTTTCACATTTACCAAAAAGAGATGTAAAAGGAGCAATACATAGAGCAGATAAAGCAGATTATGAGCGTCGTTTGAGAGAAGCACTTGTACTCAATAAAAAAATATTAAGTGATCAAGAAGCGTTAATAAAACAATTAAAAATGTCAGGTACAGATGGTCCTTCGCGCAGAACACGTAGTAGTGGTAGACATGCGACAGATCCAGTACTTGAAGATTTAGAATTAGAAGCGTATCATACTAGGTGGTCTATTATACAAATTGAAGGTTTATTAAGAAGCATAGAAAGAAATGAATTAAATGATCTACCGCGTGGTTTTACTAATTATAGTGAATTTCGTAGAGAAGCACCTGGATGGGATATGCCAAGAATGACATATACAACAAGATTTAGACCACCCGGATATCCAAATTGGAGATAGTTTAATAATTTAATTATATATAAGTTTAGTTATTTTTGTTTTTATTTTTGTTTTCTGTGTTTTCTCGAATTAGCTCTAACTAATGGTCTTCTATGTGTTGCTTTTATGTTTCTTCTTCTTTTTACTTTTGTTTTGCGATATTTTTTTCCAGAAGCATTTGCTGCTGCGGCAGCCAGAATATCAAGTCCGGATAAAGGATGAGCTATGTCTTCTAGATTCAGTGATCTAACACTTTGACGTTGAAGAGGAGGTGGTATATGATGATTGGATGGAAATGGAGGCAGAGGTTGACTATGATAGCGAGGACTAGAAAGTGAACTACTAGAACTAGAACCACTGCTAGAAGTAGAAGTAGAACTAGAGCTACTAGAACGACTGCTAGAACGTGAAAGATTATATGCTGCGGGATTATCTCTTCGTTCAATACTTTGCGCTAAATTATCAATACCTGTACCTGTAAGAGTATATGTATCGGCAAGTAAAGCTATATTTTTTAAACTAGTTATTATAGTGTCAACATCAGTAGGTTTAATAGGTTCTCTATCAATCCATGTAAATTTTTCTCTTTGTGAAAGTATATGAAAACTATACATACTCATTTCTACTAGAGCTGTTGTAATTCTGTCACTAGTGTTGCCGTGTAGCAGGTGTCCAATTATAGTAAAAGTATCTCTAATATCATTTAAATCTTTATTTATTTGTTTAACAAATATTCTCAAGGAAATTAAACTTGGATGTGCTAAATATCCTGAAACAGTTCCGTTTGCCGCATCTCGAATAGCAAGTAGTTTTTGTTTCAAGCCTATTACTAGCCTATATTCTTCTGATATAGGCGACATTTTATATATAATAATATTAAATATGAAATGTTATATTAATATTAAATATGAAATGTTATAATATTTTATTTTTGATTTTATTTAAAAATATATTTTTTACATTAGTGTTTACGTTTTTTGCCTTTTTTATGTGTAAAACGCCGCTGTTTTTTACCGCGTGCAACATTTTCATTTATAGTTAACGATAAATATTCGCTATTCATTTCATCAAGTTCGTTTTGTAAATCGTTCTTTTGCTGTGTTAATGCGCTAATGTTGTCATTTAAAGTTGTATACTTTTTTTGTGCTCTAGTTATTGTTCGTAACATTGACTGTGCTTCTACTCTTAGTGGTCTAATATTTTCCTGAATATAAGCAGTGAGAGTTCCGTGAACACGATTTGCCTCAGTATAACGACTTCTTATACCTTCAACATCAGTGGGATTGGTTCTAGTATAATCATTATAGTGGTGTAATGACCTAGCATATTCATTTCCAAAATTACCATCCGTTTCTTCTTGATTACGTCGTGTTATTTCTTGAGTTAAATAGCGTATTCGTTCTCTAGCACTATTAGCCGTGTTATTTGCTAATATTGCTTTCTCATTAAATCTACTTATATCATTGTCTAATTTGGCTATTATAGTTCTAATTTTTGTTATTTCTCTAAATAAAGTTCGTGTTCTAAAAGCTAAACTTGGTTGGTGTGGTCGCGATGATACTCTTCTTTCAGTCATATTATTATATTATATTATATAATATATTATATTTTTCTAATTTTTATAGTCTTCTTTTTCTTGTGTTTTTGCCTTTTTTGCCTCTTTTATGAGTAGTGCGTCGTTGTCTTTTACCGCGTGCTTGATTTAACGCTCTATCACTCTTAAGTGCTTGTTCAAGTTTATGCTCAAGGTTGCTTATGACCCCTATTATATATTGTTGTCCTTGATATAAACTATGATGGTGTTCACTTGCTGTCCTATAAATTTCGCGTGCTATTTCTATTTCTGCTTTAACAGCTGCAATATTTGTTTTCACTAGTTGTTTGAAAGTATAACCAAGTTCATGAAGTCGTTTTTCAATATTATCAGTGTCTATGCCTCCGTTTTTTACAAGTTCATCATAACGTTGCTTTAATTCTTTATATTCCATGCCTAAGTCAGATTGCCTAAAATTATCACGAATAGTGTTTTTTAAATCCTCTTTTTGTTCAATAAAAGTTTCATAGCGCTCCTTATTGTCTTCTCTACGAGTTAGTGCGCGCTCAACTTCAACAGTTAGTGTGTCTAGTGCTCGTCGTTGCTGTCTTAAATCTGTTTCTAGCTCTCTAATTGTATTTCCCAAAATGGTTCTTCGCGTTTCTAAAATGCGTGTTTGTCTTATTATAGCACTTGGCAAATTACGTCTCCTTTCTTGTCTTTGACTAGCAGATCTTAAATGCATTCTTGAGGTTCTATGCTCATTAGTATTAATACTAGACATGTTATATTATATTAGACTAATATAATATTTTTGGTTTTATTTTTATAGTTTTTATAGTCTTCTTTTTCTTGTGTTTTTACCTTTTCTGCCTCTTTTATGTGTAGCACGATGTTGTCTTTTCTTGCCGCGTCCTCTATTTAATCTAGCTTCTTCATCAACTACAGCACTAAGAGCAGTTTCTAATTCTCTTAGTGTTGATATTAAATCAAGAAGTTCTCTATTTATTAAAGCAAACGCGTCCCTTGAAGCAAAAAACGCGTTTTCAGCTCTTTCTGCTTGTGTTGTTAAAGCATTAAATGCTTGACTACGTCTTTTATCCAGTCTTTCATGTAGTTTTGCGACTCTTGCTTCGGAACGTCTACATGCATCACTTGTAGTAGTATTATTAGCATAGTGTTGTTTTATTTTATATACTTCCTCTCTAAGCGCAAGTGCTAAATTAGATTGTCTCAAATTTCTATTTGTAGCAGAAGTAAGTCCTCGGTCATCTGCTGCATCTGCAGCGACTCGAAGTCGGCGCATATCTTCAGTAGCGCGATTACGCGCTAACTCTCCTTGATTAGTAAGGTCAGTTAGTTGTAATCTTAAAGGTATCAAACGTTCTTCTAATTCTCTTCTTTGCATTTCTAACTCTCCTAATCTTATATTTAGTGTATTAGGACTAAGTCTTTGTGTTCCTGCCATATTATAATATTATAATAATAATATTATAATAATATTAACTTTAATTTTTACCTCTTTAGTTCTCTCTTATAATTACAAATCTTCTAAATCTTCCAGTTGAGTTTTTAAATTATAAACTATTAGTGTTAGTCTATCTTCTTCCTTATATGCTGTAATATCGTCTTCGTTTGCTTTAGTATAAATTTGGTCTAATTTTTCTATTTTATCTATAAGAGCATAAAGTTTACCAATAGGACCAAAACGCAGTGTTTCAAGTTTTATTCTCATTAAAGAAGCGCTCGAGCGTTTCAACATGCTTTGACTTCTATTAAGTTCATCATATTTATTTTTTAAATCATCATATTTATCTAATTTGGATTGCCCAATAACTTTTTCGAGTTCATCGCGTTCGCCTTCTAGATCACCAAGTTTGTTGAACAGCTCTTCCTTGCGATCATGAATTGGTTGACTAGCTACTATATAAGCATCTAGTGCTGCTTGTGCTATTTTTAGTTGATTTGTTAAAGTTTGTTTTTTTCTCCCAATTGTTATATGTCTTGTTGGAACTGCACTGACTATTTTATTAACAATAGCACGTGAGTTAGCAGTTCGTTTAAACTTTTGACTAAGTAAACGCGCTACTTCCTTCTTATAAGGCGCGTTTTCTATTGCTTCTGTTACGTATGCTCTAGGTACGTCTTGAAGTATTTGTGATACAAGCATTGGTTCAACAAAAGTTTGATTATGACTACGTAAACTGGTAGCATCTAACATTTCTTTAAGTAAAAAGGGCACTTTGTCTTCTAGACCTCGCCCAAGTCTTTTTGGCCCAATTCTTTTTGACTTATGTTTTCTTTTAACTTGTTTACCAAGTTTTCTTGTTTTACGCATATATATTAAGAAAATATTATTTTGCTATTTTGCTAATTCGCACTATTAATTTATATAAATGATAAATAATAATAAATAGTCCAATAAACCCTAATGTAATATATGTTTCTTTAGTTAATTTTTGTTGCAATCCAAAATAGGCTAATACTAAAAATCCTGGAATAAATAGTATATAATGAGTAATGTAAAGTAAATTTCTCATATTTGTAAAGTCTAAATTAGGAAATGGAACAAATAATACTATTGCTAAACCCAATAATCCTAATAAATAATATATTGGTCTTGCTGACTTGTTTTGAAAATAACCAATATAAACTAATGATGCACCTATAACTAAAATATGTAGTATATTAACGTATTTCATTTGCAAATTTATTATTCCCATTTTATATTTTATATTTTATATAAAAACTATATTATTTTTTTAGATTTCCTATATAATATTTTGGTAAAATAGTTTTTTTTACATAACTAGGATGATTATTATTTAAAAATAACTGCGTTGCGTCTTTTCCAAGTGCTTGCATAATAATCTCTCCTCCTGGATGTTTTGGAATCCAAGAACTAATATTATAAACCTTATTATCAATTATTGTCCAAGCATCTTTTTTTGTATTATGTTTTTGTACTTCACCAAGTGTAAACATTTTTTTATTGTGTTCGCCCTTTTTACCGCCTACTTTGCGTGTATGTTTTAATGTTTTGGTCTTAACACTTGTCAATAAAATGTCACCTAATTTAACTATACAACTTTCAGATGTCATTAATGCTCCTTCACACCATGCCTGATATTTTGAATAATTCTCCCCAATAATAAAAACATTTGGCAAAGGATTTAATAATTTTGAACTTAAATAATCTGAATCTACGTTTTTTTTCCAACATGCCACACCAGCATCCCAAAAATACATTTTTATATATTTACTTGGCGGTACTTTTATGTTATAAATGCTAAAAAGTTGATTTAGTTTTATATTTAGTTTGTTTTTAACATAAGTAATTCCTTTTTTTGCACGCAATAAGTTCCAAAATCTTGCATTAGCACTATCACTATAACTAGACATAATTAGTCCATTGTTTGGATTAATAGGAATTACAAATTGGACTTCACTATTTGTAATAGTTTTTTCAATATTTTTAAACCAAAGTTCTTCATTTGTTTTATTATAAATTTCGTAAATTCTTAATAGATTTATAGAATTTATTGAATTTAAATCTCTCAAAAAAGGTTTAAATAAATCTAATTTTTCCAAACTTTGTTTTGGTATTGCACATATTACATATTTAGAATATACATTATAACCTTTTGATTTACTATAATTATTTATTACTATTTTAAATAAATTATTGTTATTACTATTTATTTTAGTTATATTTTCAACATTAGAGAGATTTAGTAGTGTTATATTTTTTGATTTATAAGATTTTGTTTTTTTTATAAGAACCAACATTCTCTCTATTATTTGCTCTAGTCCTCCATTTAATGTAAAAAATTTTGATTCATTATTATAATCATGTTTAAAATATTCAATAGCATCATAAGCATTAAATTCATTTAAATCTGAAGAATATTCAAATAGCGGTTCTAGTTTTTGAAAAAATGAAACCGACACATATTTTTTTATTAATTCACTTAAATAAAATTTTTGTAATACTGACTTGCCTAATTTGGAAACCAACGGACTAAGAATAAATTTGTATAATTTAGCCATAATAGTATCTTTAAAGTATGTTTTGTCGTGCACTTTATTATTTTCTGACACTTCTATATATGTTTTTGTATTTACTATATCAATAATTTTAGGTTTTAGATCAAGTTCATTTATCAAATTATTTATAAGTTTATGATGATGACCTAGTCGTCCTGCACCCAAATCCATAATATATTCTTCGCCATCTATAGTTTCTTTATATGAATATATTCGCCCACCATAACGCTCTCCTGACTCTAATAATAGAATTTTTAGTTGTGAAAATGTTTTAGACAATTTATATAAAGTGTAAATACCTGAAATGCCGCCACCAATAATTACTAAATCATAATTGTTAGTATTATGAGTATTATGATTTTTTTTATTTTTTTGTGTATTAGTCATGTATCTATATTATTATGTTATAGATACATAATAATATAAAAAATAGTTTATAAAATAATTAGCAATCTCTCATTTTCTAATTGGCCAAACTATTAATAATTCTCATAGAATTAGTAACGCGCTCTCGTGCTCGTGTTAATTCTTCACTTGCTTCTTCTTCGGTTCTAAGTAATCTAATATAAGTTGGTGAATTTACACCTCTTAGTCTTCGAGTTCTATTAGATCGTTCGTAGTTATTTGTGCGCTCCTGGGCATTAGTTAATGCTTGTGTTGCCAAGCGACGTTCTTCTAATGCTTGATTTCTATTACTTAATGCTTGTTCATATGTTATAGTTGGATTAGCTAAATGTGCATGGGGATTGTTAGGTATAACTGTTCTACATAATGGGCAACTAGCATGACCACTGCGTAAACTACGTTGTAAACATTCAGCATGGAATCGGTGAGTACATCCTAATCTTGTAATAGCTTCATCTTTTGTCATTGGATCATGACAAATTGCACATTCATTAGTTTTTTCTAAATTAGCATAAATTTGTTTAATTGAGCGCGAATGGCGTTTTCTAGTTTGTTTGCCCCTAACACGTTTTTGAATTCGTGTAGCTGCTGACCTTTTTCTTGAGGATGAAGTACGTGTTGGTGAAGGCATATATTATATATATATATATATATATATATATATATATATATATATATATAATAAAATATAATAAAATATAATAAAATATAATAAAGTATAATATATTTTTGTTTACCATGGCCACCAACTATTTCTATTTCTACTTGTATTGTTATTTCTAATAGACTCTACAATTCCTGTAGCATCAGAGCTATTATTAGTTGCGTCTACTGTTAGGTCATTAGTTCTGTTATACATTTCCTCTAAGAATTCATAATATGTTCTATTATCAGTATCAACACCACCATAAGTCCTATAGTTATAAAATCGGTCACGAACTTCATTATGGACAGTCGTTATTGCTGTTTCAATTAATATTGCTCTTGTTTCATAATCTAATGCTCGTTGTAAAGGTGGAAGAGTTGAGTCTTGTAATTCTTCTAGTTCTTCACCTACTTGTTCTATTTCTCTTCCTAACCGTGCTATTGTTTCCTGTAGTTGTGTTTGTTCTGTTTGTGTTAGTTGTGGTAATATTATAGGTGCTTGTCTTGATGTTTGTGTTTGTGGTTTTATATTGGTTACACGTCTTTTACAATTAGGACATTTTTTCTTACGACTAGTCATCCATTTTTTTATACAATCACTATGAAATCTATGTCCACAAGGTAATAATGTAGCAACCTTTTCAGTCATAGGTTCTAAACATATTGAACAGTCATTATCTACTAACATATTACTTCTTATTCTAGTTATTAGTTTCCTAGTTGTGTTACCTCTAACTCTCGACTGAATTCTGCGCGTTGCTTTTAGTTTGGTTACTTGTTTTCTAGTTTGTTTGCCCCTAACACGTTTTTGAATTCGTGTAGCGGCACTTCTTTTTCTCGATGATGAACTACGTGTTGGCGAAGGCATATTATATATATTAAAATATAATAATATATAATAAAATATAACACTATAAAAAAATATAACACTATAAAAATATAACACTATAAAACTATTGAAATATTACATATACGCCGCAAACTCTATATTTGCAATATGACTGCAAATTCTATCAGCGTTACGCGCATTGTCTCGCGCGCGTGTTAATAATTCAGAAGTTATAAAAAACATATTGCTAACATCTTGCTCCAGTGTTTCATCATTTATGTTTAAACTTCTATAGTTATTGTAATTATAAGAAGCTTCATTATAGAGTCTACGTACATAATATTCGGTTTGGTCTGCGCTATATTGATTACTTAATGAATCATTGAAAGTTATATCTGGAATTTCTGGAGGGTCGGGTAGTTGTGGTCTTAGTCCTTCAATTTCGCGTTCCCATAATTCTATTTCGTGCATACGTTCTAATATACGTTGTCTTCGTAATATTGGGTCTAATATTAATGGTTCGTATTCAGGTTCTGGTTCTTGTTCTAATTCTTCTTCTATAGAAATATAAGGTATGTTAGTTATGCGTTGCTTACAATTAGGACATTTTCCTTGACTTCTAACTAACCAATTTACTATACAATCTTTATGAAATCTATGACCACAAGGTAATGCTGTTGCAGCATTTTGAGTCAAAGGTTCTAAACATATTGAACAATCATTATTTGTTAACATATTAGTTCTTACTCTTTTCATTACTTTTCTAGTTTGTTTTCCCCGAACTCTTGACTGAATTTTACGACTTGCTTTTAGTTTGGTTACATGCTTTCTAGTTTGCTTACCCCTAAATTGTTTTTGAATTTTTTTAACTGCCGAACTTCTTAGTCGCGAAGAACTACGTCTTTTTGAAGGCATACTAAATTTATATTATATACTATAAATAATATAATATATAAAACTATAAAAATAGTGTAAAAGATTATAAAAATATCAAGATTAACTAGTTAACATTAGTGAACCAAGATGGTTTGAAATTCGTAGAGCATTAATCGCATCATATGTTGCAACTTCTAATAAATTAGAAGTTCTATTAAAAACAGCATCAATGTGTTGTTCTGCTATTTCATCGTTAGTACTTGGTCTATCTTGTGTGTTAAAACTTTCATAGTTAGTATAAAGAGTATATGCTTCATTATAAAGACTTCTTAAAGTAGTCTCAGTATCATTTGCTGTTACTTCATTAACTACTGCCTGTTCATAAGTTATATTTGGAATTTCTGGCGCATCAGGCAGTAGTTCTCTCAGTCGTTCTATACTTTGTTCTATAACATCTAGTTCTTGATTGCGTACTATTAGGTGTTGTATTAGTTGTAGTGGTTCTAAATCTAATAGTTGTCTTCGTTGTATTGGATCTAATATATATTGTGGTGGTGGTGGCAGTGGTGGTACTATTTGTCGTTGTGATTCCTGTGTAGAAATATAAGGTATATTAGTTACAACCGCCCTACACTTAGGACATCTTCCACCAGTGCTAGTCAATGAACGCTTTATACATTCTTCGTGAAATCTATGTCCACAAGGTAACGCAATACGAACATCTGTAGTCAAAGGTTCAAGACATATTGGACAATCATTAATTGTTAACACAGTATTTTTTTCTCTATTTATTACTTTTCTAGTTTGTTTTCCGCGAACTCTTGACTGAATTTTACGACTTGCTTTTGACCTTAGCCTTTTTCTACTTCTAAATCGTTTTTGAATTTTTTTAACTGCTGAACTTCTTAAACGTGATGAAGTACGTGTTTTTGAAGGCATACTAAATTTATATTATATACTATAAATAATATAATATAATATAAATTATATATATAAATTATATTTGAAATTTGTGGTAAATCAATTAAGTATACTAGTTACATTTGCTCTACATACAGGACATTTTCTTTCAGTTCCAGTTAATGCTGGCCTTATACATGCTCGATGGAATCTATGTCTGCACGGAAATAATGTAACAACATTTTCAATCATAGGTTCTACACATATTGGACATTCAATATCTGTTGGTATGGTAGTTTTTATTCTACTTAGCAGTTTTCTAGTTTTTTGTCCTCGAAATCTTGACTGAATTTTTCGTGTTGATGCTCTTTTATTTTCAACTAAATGTGAAACTATTTGTGATACAAGTGATGGATCTCCGGGGTCATCAAATTCTTGACCATATGTTCTTAAATGAACATCATTTAACTTTTTAGAAAGCAAAGCAGAAACTGCTTCCTCATATGCTTTCTCTTTTTCCTCATAAGCTTTCACATATGCTTTATCATAACCTTTTGCATACCTTCTTGATTTATGGTTTTTTACTAAATTTCTCTTTTTTCCAACTTTTCTTGTTTTTGTCATATTATAATATTAAGATATAATATATTAAGACTATAAAAATAGTAAAACATTACATAAGGTCTTGATGTTCATCATCACCAAGTTCATCTACACTTTGCGTTGCATTATTCCTAAGCACTTGCGCGCGATGTAATAAATCAAGCGTTACATAATACATATTAATAACATCTTGGTCAAGTGTTCCATTTGTTCTAACATCTCTATAGTTTTGATAATTTTCAGAAGCTTCATAAAATTGTCTTCGTATTTCAGTTACAAGTTGGCGTGCGTTATGTTGAATATGTAATGCTTGATTTAAAGTTATATTTGGCATTTCTCTTGGGTCAGGTAGTTGTGCTAATCGTTGTTCTAGCATTTCAATTTCTCGCAACCGTTGTAATATATATTGTCTTCGTTGTGTTGGGTCTAATATTGCTGGTGGTGCTGGAGGTGCTTGTGGTTGTTGTTGCGAAAGCGGAACATTACCAAATGTTCGATTTGCTCTTCCTTCTGGTACATATGGTATATTAGTTACAACACTCCTACACTTTGGACATTTTCCACTAGTGCTAGTCAATGAACGTCTTATACAGTCTTTATGAAATCTATGTCCACAAGGTAATGCAATACGAACATCTGTAGTCATAGGTTCAATACATATTGGACATTCATTAACTATTGTACTAGTATTTTTTTCTCTATTTATTACTTTTCTAGTTTGTTTTCCTCGAACTTTTGACTGAATTTTACGACTTGCTTTTGACCTTTGTCTTTTTCTACTTCTAAACTGTTTTTGAATTTTTCTAGCAGCAGAACTTCTTAGTCGCGATGACCTACGTGTTTGCGAAGGCATATATTATATTATAATATAATATAATATATTATTATTTTATGCTATATTATATAATTTTATGCTATATTATATTATTTTATGCTATATTATTTTATAAAGAACTAATACTTTAATTCACCTTCTTCCATGTATTAACGCATTAGCACGATTACTAGCACCCATAGTTGCTCTGCTTTGTCTAGGTGCTTCTTGTAATCGTAGATACGTTTGAAACCATGCTTGGGTCCGTGCATCTGCAAGCACTGCTCGTTCACTGTATGGCAAGTTATTAATTAGTATATCTATTTCATTTAATAAGCTAATTGCCTCAATCATAGTAGCAGAATTACGCAATCCTGCTATTAATGCGTTAACACGATTAACAGTAGTATTAATATTAGAACTAATAGGCATTGAAATAAGCCTTTGTAGGTGATACGGTCTTTCTGGTTCTATAGATGTTCTACATAATGGACAACTTGGATTAGTATCACTCCATTGTTCAATACACTTTCTATGAAATTTATGACCGCAACGAAGCGTTTTTGTAAGTCTTGGGTACAACATATTACCATAACATATAGGACATGCTTCAAGATTTGGATTTTCTAACGCTTTTCTAAATTTTTTTTGAATTCTTCTTGTAGCAAGTCTTTTAGAGTTTATTTTTGATAAATCTGCTATTGCTTGTTCTCTTCTTTTTCTTTTTTTGAACGTTTTTTGAATATGTGTAATGACTTTTGTTCTTGGACTTAAAGAAATGCGTCTTGGACTTAAAGATGGTGCTGTTGGATCTAAAGCTGCTAATTCTTCTTGAGGTGCCAGTGTTATTATATTTATAGCTCTTCTTGTTGCTAAGCTATTTTCAATATTTCTTCCAATATTTCTTAATTTTGTTGTTTTATTTCTTATAAAGTCCATATATATTAGTATAATATATTTTATAAATATTATAAAATATATTATACTAATATATAGCATGAATTCTAGCAAGTCAAATTTAGCAGCTAAAAATAAAAAACCAATTTTTAAAAATAATAATTTGACGCAATTATTTAAGTTAATAAACGAAAAAAGAGGATTTTTTGCTTTAATTTTAGCAACTTTAGTGGCTCAACTTTATATTACTTATTATGTAAGTGAAAATATTAAAATAGAAGATGAAGATGAGAAAAATAAAGATACTAAAAAATTCAACAGCAAACTTATTGGAGCATATGTAGCAATTTTTGTCATAATTCTAATTTTGGCATTCATTACTATGCCTCCTTGGTTAAAATTTATATTATTTTCTCTCTTTTCTTGTGCATTTGGTGTAATTTTAGGATATAGAAAATCAGGATTAGATCCTGGTATTGTTAAAAGTGCTTTAGTCGGAACAGCTAGTATTTTTGTTACTATGTTTGCTTTTGGACTAGCATTAATAGCAAGCGGTATTAAATTAGGTTTAACATTTGGACTTGGTTTATTTTTTGCTTTATTATTTTTAATAATTATAAGCATTGTCCAATTTTTTATTACTGAATCTTCATTTTTAAAAAAAATAATAGTGATTGCTTCATTAATGATATTTTCGTTATATATTATGTATGATACTAATAGTATATTACAACGCAATTATAATGGAGACTTTATAACAGCATCATTGGATTACTATTTAGATATAATAAATATTTTTAGCGGATTATTAAGTGGACTTGAGTTTGATGATTAATTAATCAAATTTTATTTATAACTATATTAACATCATTTGCAAACTCTTCGACCAATGGGTCATTTTTATAATCATTTATATATTTTATTTTTGAAATACCACTTGAAACCATAAGTTTCATACAATTATAACACGGATAATGACTAATATATGCTATACATTCATTACAACTAACTCCTCGTTTTGCACAATCAGTAATTGTATTTTGTTCTGCATGAATAGTAGCAATATTATGATTATCTTTTATAATCATTTTATGTTGACATCCAGCAATATAACCATTATAACCTTGTGCTATAATGCGATTATCTTTTACAAATAAACAACCAACTTGAAGGTGTTCGCAAGAAGAGCGGGAAACAGTTAAATTAACAATACTTTTAAAATATTCATCCCAAGATGGTCTATTATTCATAATTATTATAATAACTATAATAATTATAATTATGAATAATATTTATATAATTATTATTATTATTTATGGTATAAATTAATGGTATAAATTAATGGTATAAATTAATGGTATAAATTAATGGTATAAATTTATGGTATAGGAATAAATTTCCACCCTAAATCTTCACATATTTTCTTCCATATTTGGTCTTGTTCTATGCGTTTTTCACGATCTTTTAACATAGGAAAATACGGTAAAAAACTGCGTTCATTTAACAATTCACATAATTTATATAATGTATAATAATAGTTTAAAAAATTAACCCTATCTTTAGGACAATATTTAGAATAAGGTTTTTGTAATTCCATAAATAAATTACACAATGTTTCTTCAAGTTCTGCACTCATTATTGGTGGTCTTATTCCTAACTTATCTTTTATAAATGGAATATGTTCATAATATTTATTGTAACCCAAGTTTTTCAATATTTCTTTGGTTTTCTTATTTGTTAAGTCATTAAGACTTATACGTTCTTTTTTGATTTGATTTTTAATATTTTCAAATACTTCATCAGGTATATTTGTGCTTTCTTTTGCTTGAAACTGTGCTAATATTTCTTTTAGATGATTTATTCTTTTATAAGCATAAAAGCATACCTCTTTTGGTGGTTCTTTATAAGAAGGTTTATCTATTTCAATTAAATATTTAATACTATTAGAGCAATTACTACATATAGACATTCCTTCACTTTCTACGTATACCATTTCTCCTCTTTTACATACATTACATATATCTGATGGATAAATAAATTTATCATAATTTAAATATTTAGAATCAATATTGTTGAAATATTTATCAATAAAATTATTATTGCTTGTTTTAATATAATTTTCATCTGTTATTTTAGCATTATTTGTTTCATTATTTATAGTATTGTTTGATTCATCTGAAATATTTAATGAAAAAAATTGTTTTACTATATTATTTTTGTCTGAATTCTCAAATGTATCATTAGTAGAAATATTCTTTTTATTTTCAAAATAATCAAATATGTATCTAGAATTATTTAGATAATAATTCTTTTCTTTATTCTTGAGAGATTTTATTAAATTTTTATACTTATTAATATTATCTACTATTTCCAATTTATTTTTTGATTTATTTAACATAACTTCAAGTTTATCAATTTGTTTTAGATATTTAGGAATAACTACTTCTTCATTATGTTTGAAAGATTTTATTATTTCATTATGTTTGCTATCCAATGTAGTTTTAATAGCATTAAATTTTTTCATTTACTAGAGATTATATTTTTAATGTAGTAAAAATTTATATGATAATATTTTTAATTAATTAATTTAATTTAATTAAATTAATTAATTAATTAAATTAATTTACAAAAAATTTTTTTCTTTAGGAATATTATAAAAAAATGGCTGGTGGATTAATGCAATTAGTTGCCTATGGCGCTCAAGATGTTTATTTAACAGGTAATCCTCAAATTACCTTTTGGAAAGTAACTTACCGTCGTCATACCAACTTTGCGATGGAATCAATTGAACAAACTTTTAATGGTCAAGCGGATTTTGGTCGCCGCGTTACATGCACCATTTCACGTAATGGTGATTTAGCTTACCGCACTTACTTACAGATTACTCTTCCTGAAATTGGCCAATCTTTAGGTAATACTTCCGCAACAAGAGGCGAAGATGTATATGCCAGATGGTTAGATTTCCCAGGCGAGCAATTAATTTCACAAGTAGAAGTTGAAATCGGTGGTCAAAGAATTGACCGTCAATACGGTGATTGGATGCATATCTGGTGCCAATTAACTTTATCAAAAGAACAAGAACGCGGATACTATAAAATGATTGGTAATACTACTCAATTAACCTATATTTGTGATCCAGACTTCGCCGAAGTTGATGGTCCTTGCTCTGCTGATGGCATTCGTCAAGTTTGTGCTCCACGCAGAGCGCTTCCAGAGACAACCCTATATGTTCCATTACAGTTCTGGTATTGCCGTAATCCTGGTTTAGCTCTACCTTTAATTGCTTTACAATACCACGAAGTAAAAATTAATTTAGACATTCGCAACATTGAAGAATGCTTATGGGCTGTAGATAGACTTGATGGAACTGGTGAAAAAGTTATTAGCGCATACAAACAATCTTTAGCTGCGGCATCTTTATTCGTTGATTACATTTTCTTAGATACTGACGAACGCAGACGTATGGCACAAAACCCACACGAATACTTAATTGAACAATTACAGTTCACAGGCGATGAATCGGTCGGTTCGTCATCAAATAAAATTAAATTAAATTTAAATCATCCTTGCAAAGAATTAATCTGGGTCGTTCAACCAGATTCGAATGTTGATTATTGTTCTTCAATAACAACTGGTACCGAACTAAATAAACTATTGGGTGCTCAACCGTTCAACTACACCGATGCATATGATGCCTTACCAAACGCGGTTCATGCTTTTGGCGGTAAAAATGCAATTTCTACATCTGGAACCGGTGCTACTAGCAATGCTTTTATTAATGCTAGTGGAATGTTCCAAGATCCATTTGCTAATGATGTTTTGGCAAGCGGTACAAATGGATGGGGTGGTGCTACTAATGCTTCAGAGTCGGGTGTTTCGGATGCTGGCACTTTCGTTTTAGCCGAAACTGCGTTAGATATGCACTGCTGGGGTGAAAATCCAGTTGTTGTTGCCAAATTACAATTAAATGGTCAAGACAGATTCTCCGAGCGTGAAGGCACATATTTTGACTTAGTTCAACCTTTCCAGCACCACACTCGTGCGCCAGACACCGGTATTAATGTTTACTCGTTTGCTTTAAGACCTGAAGAACATCAGCCATCTGGCACATGCAATTTCTCACGAATTGACAATGCTACTTTACAGTTAGTTTTATCTAATGCTACTGTATCCGGTGTAAGCACTGCTAAAGTAAGAGTTTATGCTGTGAACTACAACGTTCTCCGCATTATGTCGGGTATGGGTGGTCTTGCTTACTCGAATTAAATAACATGCTTATTTCAATTTCAATTAAAGTTTTATTTTTTTTATAAAATAATAAAACTTTGGTGCTTATAAATATATATTTTAAAATATATAAGCAGAACTTATGAAAACATCCTTAGTGGTTAATAGTTTTTATATTACATATATTTTTTTAATTACTACATCAGTAATTACATTTATTGAAGCATTACGAAGTCCTATTCCACAAGTCCGTCATATTTTGAATTTAGAAACATGTATTTCGATTATTGCTAGTTATTTTTATGGATTATTTATTGTCGAAATAGATAAAACAAAAAAAGACGAATCTATAAAAGATGATAATAACGATTCTATTGATAATCTTCCTTTAGAAAAAATTAATAATATGCGTTATTCGGATTGGGTAATTACCACTCCTTTTATGTTATTGGCGCTTTCCATGTTATTAGGTTACGAAAATAAAATACCAGTTAGAATTAAACCATTTTTATTAGTCATATTTTTTAATTTTTTAATGTTGGGTTTTGGATATAGCGGAGAAATAGGTTTGCTTAATAGAAATTTAGCAAACTTTATAGGTTTTATATTCTTTTTTTTTACATTTGGCACCCTATGGAAACTTTTTATGACATGTTCAAAAGCAACATATCAATCTAAATTAATATTTTGGTTATACATAGGATTATGGTCTTTATATGGTGTATTTTATCAGTTAAATGAAGCAACTAAAATGATAGGATATAACATGTTAGATTTGACTGCCAAAGCATTTGTTGGAATTTTCTTCTGGTTATATTTAACAAAATCTGTAGTATTTTAATGTATTAATTTAATATAAATGACTGATTTATCAAATATAATGATAAAAAAAGAAGATAGTAAGAGAGAAAGAAAGCACAACGCTATAAAATTGCCGGAAAATATACAGCAATATGATTTACCCATTTATGTTAATTATTATAAAGAATGCTATGACCAAAAAAATAAATGCTATAGAGAATATTTTAAAATAGAAAAACATCCTCACAATATAGAGAATAAATTATATGTATCATCTAAATCAAATAAAATAAATATATTAGAAAAATTAGAAGAAATAAAAAAAATGTTATTAATTATCGAAGAAGAATATGAAATATGTAATAAAAAAAATGAAATAGAACAAGTTATAGAAGGCGAGGAAAAAGTTAATAATTCACAAAATAAAAAAAATCCAATAGTTTTGCCCAAATATATTAGTATTAGAAAACATGAAACACATGCTAGTAAATATTATTTAATATATGATAAAAAGTCAGGAACTAAAAGAAATACATTAAAAGCATTATGTTCAAATTTAACATTGTTAAGCACAAACTTGGAACTATTTATAAAAAAAATAGAGGAAAAATTCACAAGATAATACATTATATAAATTATATAAATTATATAAATATATTATTACTATTATTTTTGTAATGTTTTTAAAATTAAAAAATTATAAATTCAAAATATTACTTTTAAATGATGACATAATATATTTAGTTAATAATTTAACAAATATAAAGTGTCATGTGTGCAATAAAAAATATAAACTACAAGACGATTTTTATAAAAAACAAAGTAAATTTTATTATTGCTCTAAAAATTGTTATAGTTTTATTTAATTAAAATGGATTTTTAGCTTCTATTATCCATTGAATACTTTTTTTATCTAAAATTCTTGTATTATTAAAATGTTTTTTTAATAATTCAAGAATATTTACACTTTTTGGGCCTGGCAGGTCGCATTTATAGACTTCATCAGCAATACCTATATACACTAAACCATCTATATTTAAGAGTTCTTTAATTTTATTCATTACATTATTGTATTGTAAATAAGGCATATTCCATAAAAAGCATGTAATTACATCAAATTTATTAGAATTGTCAATTGTTAATAAATCTTGTTTTAAAAGTATAATTTTTTTAGTAACCCACATTTCATGAAAATGTGAAGAATCTATATCAATACCTAATACACTTGATGCGCCAACTTTTACTAAGTTTACACAATTTGCTCCATTTCTTGTTCCAATATCTAAGCAACTTTTATTAATAAAATTACAACTATTTTTCAATAATTGTTTGTAAACATCGTTAGCATAATAATTATTAATCATTTTTTAATAAAAAATATATTAAAATTTATAATATCAATTTTTTAAACAATTCAATTTATGCTTTATGCTTTATGCTTTATCATTACCACAAATTATTATAATAAATTTCACTTATTACTTCTATTAATTCATTTGCTAATTTGTCCTCATTAATATCAAAGAAGCATTGTATTTTGTCAAGAATTAACGATGCTTTATCGTCTGGCCATAACTCCCTATCTCCTGGTTCGCGTAATAAAGTATTATATACATAAGTTATTACAGGAATGTCTTCACAAGTTATGCTAACTTTCTTTATATATTCAATATAATCTTGAACAAATGGTAAATCTATAGTAAATGTTACATCAGTAAATGTTTGAGGTTCTAATGCCATCCTATATTTTAAATATTCAATTATTAAACATTCATTAGCATAAGCATCACAAATAGTTTGCGCACATATGTTTTTAAATTTATTTTCTATAAATGCTCCTGTCAATAATTCAATATTAAGATGCGGTTCATAATTAGTTTTTTCAATTAACATTTGTTGCTTTAGCATTTTATAGTAAATATTGATTAGCAATAAAAATAAATATATAATCAATTTTTTTTTAACAAATTAATTTTTATTTATTAAAACTATTAAAACAAAAAAAATTGATTTAAAATTATTTTAACATTAACAGTAATATTAATATATTATGGCGCTATTTACTCAAGAGGTTGTTGCTATTATTGACCGTTCCGGTTCTATGTGTGGTAAGGAAGAAGATACTATTGGTGGAGTAAACTCTTCGCTTGAAATTATTAAGCAAGATTTAAAACCCAATGAATGTGTAAATGTATCTATTAAGTTATTTGACCATGAAGAAAAATTGTTAATTAGATCATTAAATATTACACAAGTTAGACCAATTGAACTAAGACAATTTGTTCCGCGAGGGCAAACAGCATTATATGATGCTATTGGTTTTACTCTTACATATTTTATGGAGAAAAAACTTCATAATCCAACTTGCTACGACAAGTGTTTAATTTATGTTGCTACAGATGGGTGTGAAAATTGCAGTAAAAAATTTAATACGAAGTCTCTTAAAAAACTTATTACAAGTGCGCAAGAATCATATAATATTGAACTCATTTATCTAGGTGCTAATCAAGATGCTATTTTAGAAGCATCAAGAATTGGTATTTTACCAACTCATGCAATTAATTATAGTGAAACACAAGATGAGTGTATGTCAGCATATAGGTCTGTTGGAAATGTTGTAAATAGGCAAAAAAGTAGTATGAATACCGCATTTACACAAGTAGAACGCGAAGAATCATATAATGTTTCCACACCACCACCAACTCCTCGTAGTTCTCATCTTGAACCACCGCGTTTAAGGCGTCAAACAAGTATTAGAGCCGATGACTATAAATAAATTCTAAGTTGTCTTGATTTATATCAAAAATAAAATAAAATAAAATAAATTTTTTTTATATAATATTTCATAAAAATATTTTATAAAAATAAAATGAAAGAAGTTTGTATTTACATTGGGTGGGGTTCGAACCCACGAGGCTTGCGCCATGCGAACTTGAGTCGCACCCCTTAGACCGCTCGGGCACCAATGCTTAAAAAATGAATAGATTGCTACAATCTATTAATTTAACTTGTAAAATAATCTTTATATTATTTTTTTAATAATATTATATCATACATATACAAAATTATTTCTTATATGTTTATTAATATGATAAAATAAGGGAGCATAAAATATTGAACTAATATTTATTATATATAACTTAACTTGTTGTTGTTTTTTCATATATACATAAACATACTTAATATCAAATGTTCCAAATGTTGCCCAATAACACCATAATAAATTAGTTAAACATCCTACTAATGAATGATAAAATGTAACATTTTTAGGTATATATATATTTACATATAAGAATGGTAAATCATGTAAAATAATATTTCCAATGTGAAAAATAGGCATTGGCAAATTTTTTCTAATAGCCATTCTCTTAAAACTTGTGTTATCCATAAAATATGCACCATTAAATGTAAAAAAAATTAAATGATTCCAACAATAACATATACTATATAAATAATCATAATCTATATAATTGTTATAAGGTTTTAAATGACATAAAGTAAATAATGCCAAGTTAATATTTGTAAAAGGTATAATATTCTCTCTAATAATAAACTCCATTATTAGTGTAATAATTTTAAATTTTTAATTACTAATTAAGAGTAATAAATATTTAAATGCTATTGTTTCATAATTATTTGTATAATGTTTTTCTATAAATTTCTTTTTTCTATATTTTATATAATATATTATATAAAATGCCAACTAGACAGGCGCCATCAGAAAGTGCTAATGACTTTGTTTTAGGGACTAAGAAACGCGGTAATGATGGCAATATGTGGATCATAATACAAACAAAAAATAGTAAGCGGTGGTCTAAAGTGAATAAAACAAAAAAGACAAACAATCAAGGAACTAATCAAAAAAAAACAAAAAAATATATTATTCATAAAAGCAAAAAAGATGACATTTCAGTAGATAAATTAAAACAACTACTTAAAAAATATAATGTAACAACAAGTGGTTCCAAAGAAAAGATGGCTCAAGGGTTAGTTAGAGTAAGCAATTTTTTAATTGAAAGTAATGATTTAGAATTAATTTATAATTTATTAGATAAAACCCAACAAAAAAAAGCAACAAAACTCATACAAGATAGAATTAATAAACCAATTACTAATTATAAAGGAATGTATGAAATAAATAAAAAACCAATAAGTTCTATGACGCGAGATGAGTTAATAAAGAATTTACAAAAATTTAGAGACAGTTGGGAAAAAATTACTACGCGAGATACAGATTTATCAGATGAACGTTTAAATGATGAACCAACTCACCAATTACGAAACTTAATTAAATTTTATTATAGCGACAGCGCAAAACTGTCAGCTGAAGATTGGTTACGCAAATAAGTTTAATATTTTAGTTTTCAACAAATTAAAATTGATTAGATTATAATTTTTATTTTAAACAAATATATAAAAACATTATATACATTCTAATGGCACCTATTATTATATCATTTGATGGAAATATTGGTTCTGGAAAATCAAGCATTGTACGTTATTTTGAGAAAAATTTCGCAAAATATTGTGCTTCAAAAGGCAATACTTGTAAAATTTGCTTTTTACAAGAACCAGTTTCAATTTGGGAATCAATTGGAGATGCTAATGGAAAAAGTATTATTACGCACTTTTATGAAAATAATGAACGCTACAGTTTTGCATTTCAAGTAATGGCATATACTAGTCGTTTATCTTTATTGAAGGAAGCACTAAAAGAAGATTATGATGTTATTATTAGTGAGCGCTCTGTTTATACAGACAAATTTGTATTTGCAAAAAGTCTATATGATTCTAAAAAAATGAGTCTTATTGAATATTTAATTTATTTAAATTTGTTTAAAGAGTTTCAAACTATTTTTCAAGATTTAAAAATAGTTTATATTAGAACTAAACCAGAGATTTGTGATTTGCGTGTAAAACAGCGGGGTCGCCTTGGAGAGACTATTCCGCTTCAATATTTGAAAGATTGTCATCATTATCATGATATATGGTTAAATAATTCGACAGCAATTGAACAAGGGTTAGTATTAGTAATTGATGGAAATGAAGAAACAAATACAAGTTTATTTATTGACAATAATTTTTACGATGAAGTGACAAGAAAAGTCTATGATTTTGTATTTACATTATAATTATAAAGTTTTAGTTTAGCATTTAGTATTTAATATTTAAATATTTAGAATTTAGTATTTGGATTTTTTTTTATATTTTACTATATTATATGCCATCGCCATTAAGTTTATCAAATTTTACTAACAGATTATCTAGAAGTCTATCTACATTACAAATTTTACCACGACGCACTACAAGTAATAAAAGTCTAAAAAATAGAAAAGCTACTAAGATTCAGAGAACTTATAGAGCATATGCTACGCGACGAAAATTAGAAACAAAAAAACTCGAAACACAGGCCGAGCATCTTTTTTGTAAAAGTAGAGCTGCTAGAGCAAAGGCAGCAAAAAGACTCGATGACATGGCTCGCGATGTTGATGAAGAAGGAATTGATATTATGGTCTATCATTTATGGCGCGACCTAAGCAACAAGGAACATGCAAAGTGGATAGCCAAGGCAAAACAAAAATCTATGCAACGAGACAAAAGTGCAACAATTAAACCTGTGCCTGAATAGTTGGTGGATTAATATTTTTATTTAGCATAAAATAAAAAATATAATATTTTACTATATTATAAATGCCATCACCACAATCATTAAGTAATAAAAGTAAAAAAAATAGAAATGCTATTAAAATTCAGGCAGTTTTTAGAGGACGCAAAACGCGACGAAAATTGCAAGTCTTACAACAAGCAAAAATAAAAGATGAAGCTGAACGTCTCTTTGGCAAAGTTAATAAATCAAAGGCAAAACAAGCTATTATAGATATGGGGCGCGATGTAGATAAAGAAAGAATTGAATATATGATTGGTGAATTGTTTATTGAATTAAAATATGAAGATCCCGAAAAATACGCATGGTGGATAGAAAAAGCAAAACAAAACTTATTAAAACCAGGTAAAACTAATGCTTATAAAAAAGAAAATGAAACATCAAAGCAAAAAGTAAATTATAAACGATGCCCTAATGGCACACGAAGAAATAAAATAACTGGACTATGTGAAAAAACCAACTAAGCATAAATTAACTTAATTTAGTTTATAATTAATATATTTTAATATATTAATATGTCATCGCGTAAAAAAACTTCTGTTTTACTAAATAAAACTAAAAGTAAAACTAAAAAAATGTCACGCTATATATTATATGATGGAATTGGAGCAAAAAAATCTGGAAAACATACTGAGCAAGAATTTTTAAATATGATTCATAAAACCAGGATGGACGAATTTTGTCCGTCTTGGTTGGGTAAAAAAAATTATAAACCATGTGCTACTTATGAAGGTATGGATAGTAAAATGGAGAAGTATGCTGTAAAATATAACACTCATAACTACAATAATAGGTCATGTAAATCACATAACAAATATAAAAGAGAACAGAAGAAATGTATAAAATACCTCAAAAATAACAAAAACAAATGTAAACTTGATGACTATATTGAGTATGTAGGTGCTGTTTATAAATAAAATATTATGTATTATTATGTATACTAATAATATATAATATTAATACATATATTAATTGTATGATTGTGAACAATATTAAATTTATTTTGCACACGAAGAAATAAAATAACTGGACTATGCGAAAAAAGCAACTAAGTGCAAATTAATTTAGTTCAGTTTATAATTAATAACAAAATTCTTTAATAATATTATTGTTAAATATAAATATTATTAACTACTGCTAATTAGCAAGAGCATTTAGAAAATTGCTTTTTAGACTTTTTGCTTATTTTAACTTATCTTCTTTTTGTTTGTCTTGTTTGTCTTCTTTGTTTTCTTTTTCTACGACTACCGCCACTACGTCTGTCCATAGTGTCCCATTTTGAAAATAACATTTCTCTACTTGCTCGTTCCATTTCTTTTTGCTTTGTATCAACTGATTCGAACAGACTTCTTAAAGCAGGTGCATAATCTTGACCAATTAACTCTACCAATTCCTTTTTTAAATGATCAATTGAAACTTTATAATTATCTTCTATAGTTTTATGCTCTGTTTGAATTGTTTCAATTTTTTTTAAAACTTCTCTCACTAGTTCTTCGTGTCTTTTAATAGCTCTCTTTAAACGTGCTAGCGTGCGAGGTTCATAGTGTTGTATTGGTGGATATGGATCATTTTTATATAATGCAGAATTCATAACGGGTGTTTTACTTTTACTGGTTTCATTTGTTTTAGACTTGGACGGAGTAACTACTTCGTCTAATTCTGCAAGTGTCCAATTCATCCTCAGTTCCTCATTGTATAGTTCTTTATTTGCTTCATTTTGCGCTGTAATTGATTTTGCAAGTGCCTGTTTTATGACCATTGTTTCCTTGTATTTTGTTTTTAAAGTTTCAAAGTTTTTTGGAACATCATTTTTATAAATTAGTTTTGCATTATTTATTATCTTATTTACATCTTCAAGTATTTGCCATCCTGCTCTTTTTGTTATTTGTGCCATTATTACTATATAATAATATGTAATATTATTTTTACTAAATAATATTATGTAACTTTATATATTAATAAATAGTATTGCGCCAAAAGCATGTTCATTATTAAATAAAAGTAAAAGTAAAAGTAAAAAATCACCATAAATGTAATCTTAATGATTATATTAAATAGTGCGGAGCTGTTTATGAATAAAATATTATGTATTATTATGTATATTAATAATACATATGATAATAGTATAATACATAACAGCGTAAAAAAACACAAATATACTTTTATAATGCTACATCCAATGTTCTCAGATTCTACATACTTTAATGATTATATTGAGTATTTAAAAAACAATAGTATAATTGCGAATAATATTAAATTTATTTTGCCAGAGTCTCCACTAATGGACATAGATTATCCAAATAATAAACAATATAATGTTAAATCATGGTATAATTATTATACTTGTTATAATAATTTGAGTAAATTGGATAAAATAAATAGTGCTGAATATAATTTACAAACACAAAGAATTGTGTCTATTATAAATAATGAAGCCACTATTTTAAAAAGTTATAAATATATATTTATACTAGGTGTTTCGCAAGGAGGAACATTATTATTTAATATATTAAAGTTTTTACCAGAAACATTAGGAGGATTATTTTGTATTAAATCGCTTTACATGTATAAGTATGTAAATTTAAAAACAAACAATAGTACACCACTGTTTTTTTTTAGTGGAAACAAAGATGATGTGTATAATTTAACATTTCAAATAAAATGCTCAAAATTATTAGAACGCAATTATAATATTACTTGGACTATTATTGATGGACTAGATCATTATGAAAAAAGTGAAGATGAATATACATTTGTATTGAAATATTTTTTACTAAATATATAATGTTATTATTTAAAGAATAGATGCTATTGAATAGGCGTTATTGAATTATTAGCGTTATTAGCGTTATTAGCGTTATTAGCGTTATTAGCGTTATTAGCGTTATTAGCGTTATTAGCGTTATTAGCGTTATTTGCGTTTTCTATTTCATTAATAAAATTGTATGTATTATTTGTAAAATTTTTTAAATTTTTAGATAAATTTTTCAATTTATTAATAATTAAAGTAATTCGAGCTGCTATAATTGAATCTTTAATATATGTTATTTTTAATTTTTCTAATCCAATTAATGCACTATCTAATGCCTCTCGTAATATTTCTCCTTCTTCATTGTGTTGTCCAGAAATTATAAAATCGACTGTTTTTTCTATATTATTAGTTAGTTGTTCTACATAAACAATACTAGTTTCTCTATTATAATTATTATACCAGCGTGTTATTGAACTTGTATATCCAAAAGTATCGACACATAATTTAGTAGAACCAGGTAAAGTTAGTACTCCTAATTTATCATTGTCAACTATTTGTTTAATAACTTCTAAATCTAATAATATATGATTAATATCCATATATTATTATAAATTATAATTTTATAAAATTATAAATTTATAAATTCTATATTATGTGTTTTTTTTTATACTAAAATAACTAGTATTACTAGTTCCCTTATATTTTAAAATATCTATAATTTTCGATGAAGTAGGAAATTCTTCATCTCCATATATATCTTGTAATAATAACCATTCAAATAACCCGCCAATATATACATATAAATTGACAAAACCTAATTTATACAATTGATTATACTTAACGATTACCTTATTGTCGGTGCAATTTTCTCCATATATTACAATTTTAATAACTCTATTATTTTTTAAACAATTATTCAATATTTCTTCTTCTTTTGAAGCATGAATAGAATTTTTTATCAAACAATCTTGTTTACTATAATCCATTGTATTAATTAATAGCACTTTTTCGCTTTCATAATTTATACATTTTTGAATATACTCAAAGTTTACTTTATTTATACTATTGTTATTACCCATAACTAATATAAATTGTTTCTTTATAATATTATATATAACGAAATGTTATACATTTAATTAAATTCAACAGTTGTAATAATAAATTCTTTTTTTATAGATTTAGATGCATTGCTTGAAAGTTCTTCTCGTTTTTTACGTGTTTTATTAGCATTAATAGAATTATTTGAATTATTTGAATTGTTTGAATTATTTGAATTGTTTGATGAATAAGAATCACTACTTTCCAATGATGTTGTTGATGTATTTGAGTTTAATGACGAATTTTTTACTTTTGCCGAAGTATTTCTTAAATTCATGTCATTTTCAATAATTTTATAGTTTTCTTGGATATAATCTAATATTTTATTTTCAATGCACCATTTAAAAAAATTCAGTTGTCCTAATGTTGTTTGAATACATGTTTCGTTTTTATATGGAACATTTATTCTCTCCCACCTACAAAAAGGATCGAACTTTTTTTTACTATATGCTTTTAATTTAAGTTTATAATCATTATAAACTTTAACTCTTTCATTTTTATTATTATCTAATTCATATACAACATAATTTTTTTTTGAATAATTTGTAACAAACCAATCAACAATTCTTAGTGATATTTTAGATGTTCCATTTATAATAGTTATCATTTTATCAAAATTATTATCGCTATTATAAAATTGTAATAATTTATCTAATAACAACTCGCTTTGTGTGTCAAAAGTTGTAGACATATTAATATTATTTGTTTATTAATTAGTAATTAATACTATTTAAATTATAATTTTACTAATATAATTTAAATATAATGATGGAAACCACTAAAAGTAATATTATAGCAATTAAAAATATTATAATTAGTAATAAAAATTGCGAGCAACTTATTGAGCTATATAACTATTTTGGAGAAAATAAAGATTTAAATTATGAAACTTGTAATAATATTCTACAAAAAATATTGCAAAATAATAATCACAATATTTTTCTATATATAGATAATTCTGATAATATTTTAGGTGCTATAACACTACTAACAGAACAAAAATTTATTCATAATGGTAAATGTGTTGCTCATATTGAAGATTTTGTTGTAAAAAAAGAGTATCGTTCACAAAATATAGGTAAAGAGCTTATGAACTATGCTATAAATTATGCTAAACAAAATAATTGTTATAAAATAATATTGGATACTAATAATAAATTAGTAAATTATTATAGTAACTATGGTTTTATTAATAAAGGAACATATATGGGATATTATTTTTAAAATATACATTGACAAACTAACAAAAAAAGTTGTCAGCAACTTTTTGAATTGATAAATAAGTATTACAATTTTCTAAGTTATTGTTTATTTAGGTAATTTCGTTAATACTTTTAATAATACATAAACCATTGATGAAAACATTACACTATTAAATATAAAACCATACAAATTTGGATTGCCATCATCTTTAAATAAATACGGAAACATATTTTTACTATGTTTTTTTACTGCCGGTAATTGAAATAAAAAATATAATAATGCTATTACTATAGGTAATTGCATTTCATAAAATAAAGTATCATATAAATTTGCTATATTCGTTTTTTTATTGTTTTCTTCTATTATTTGTTGCGGTGTTTCGTGGTTTTTAATATAATTTTCTTGAACTTGTGGAGGCGGTATATAATTTGGTTGTATTTGAGTATCGTTTGCTACTTTTATGGGGTCAATTGGTATATCACGAGATGGTAAAGCAGTTGTTCCATTTGCTGCTGCTTTCTGAATTTGACTTATTAATTCGTTATAGTTCGGTGCTTGTTGTTGTTGAACATTATTTCCCATAATTCCTGGATTATTTTGATTTTGTAACATAGGATTTTGCATAGAATATCCACCATTTGGTATTAAATTTTCCATTGTAGACATTTGATTATTTGATGCAGATATTATTTCATTTTTATTTAAAACGATATTTTGTGGTTGTTGCTGCATCATATATTCTTGATGAACATTATTATTTTGTATATTAGAACGAGGAAGTTCATTTATTGATGTTATTCCAGAAGAAGACAATGAAGCCATTTATATAGTTTCCTAAATATTTAATATATTAAAAACGCAATATATAGTATTGTTATGAAATAGTACTATATATCTAATTATTTTAATCAACTTCTTCCATTTGTGATTTTTCATCTTTATCTTTATCTTTATCTTCATCTTCATCTTCATCTTCATCTACATCATTATCAATATCTTTGTCTTCTTCCACTTCTGGTTTCTCATCTTCATCTAATGAAAGACCTAATTTAATCATATTATTAATGCGATTTACAAATATTGCTGGTTCTTCAATATTAAAACCACTAGCAATAAGAGAAGACTCAAAAATTAAATTGACAAGATCTTTTAATGTTTTGCTATTTTCATCTCCTGAATATCTCTCCATAAGTGTTTTAATAATAATATGATGTGGATTAATTTCCATTGTTTTCTTGGACATCATATATGAACTCATATTAGAATCGCGTAATGCTTGTGCTTTCATAATTCTTTCCATATTTGCAGACCAACCAAACTCTCCGGTTACTAATACACACGGAGAATCTACAACACGTTCGCTTAATACGACCTTATCAACTTTATCTCCTAAAATTGCCTTAATTTTACTAGTTAATGGTTTAAATTCTTCAATTAGTTGCTCCCAATTATTTTTATCTTCTTCACTTTCATCGAATTTTAATCCTTCTTTTGTAACACAAATTAAAGATTTGCCATCAAAGTCTTTTAATTGTTGAACACAATATTCATCAATTGGATCAGTCATAAATAACACTTCATATTTTCGCTTTTTGCACTTTTCAATAAATGGAGAATTTTCTACCGCTTTTTGCGATTCTCCGGTAATATAATAAATATGCTTTTGTGATTCAGGCATATTATTTACATACTCTTTAAATGAAACCATTTTTTTACTAGATTTTGTAGTATGAAACATTAATAAATCAGCTAATTTTTCACGATTAGCACTATCTTCATGAATACCAAGTTTAATATTTTTACTAAATTGCTCGTAAAATTTTAGAAAATCTTCTTCGTTTTCTCTAATTTCGGCAAATAGTTCTAAACATTTTTTAACAATATTTTTCCTAATTACTTTCATAATCTTATTTTGCTGTAACATTTCGCGAGAAATATTAAGGGGTAAATCTTCGGAATCTACCACTCCCTTTACAAACCCTAACCAATCAGGAATTAAGTCTTCACAATTATCTGTAATAAACACTCGACGAACATACAATTTAATATTTCCTTGTTTTTTTGATTTTGATTCAAAAATATCAACAGGAGCACGTTTTGGAACAAATAAAAGAGAAGTAAATTCAAGTTGACCTTCTACAGAAAAATGTTTTACAGCAAGATGTTCTTCCCAGTCATTACTTAATGATTTATAAAATGAACAATACTCTTCTCTTGTAATTTCATCTGACTTTCTTGACCAAATAGGTTTTTGCTTATTTAATAATTCAAATTCATGGACTAGTTGTGTTACCATTTTTTTTGCTTTGCCTTCTTTTTCTTTAGTTTCTTCTACTTCTTCAATACATGGTTCATCCTCTTTTTTCTCTTCTTCCTCTTCCTCTTCCTCTTCCTCCTCTTCTTTTGAGACACTTTTTTCTACGTAAAGACTAATTGGATAGTTAATAAACTCAGAATGTTTCTTGATTAAATCTTTAATACATTGCTCCTCTAAATATTCTAATTGATCCTCTTTTAAATAACATGTAATCTTCGTTCCACGTCTAAGAACCTCTCCTGTGTCATCTTTAGATACCGTAAACGAACCGCCAGCATTAGATTCCCAGACATACTGCTCATCATCATTATTTTTAGACGTAACAACAACACGTTCAGCAACTAAATATGCAGAATAAAACCCAACACCAAACTGACCAATCATAGTAATATCTCCCTGTGTTTTCATTGCCTCCATAAATCCTTTTGTTCCTGATTGAGCAATTGTTCCTAAATTTGTAATCATGTCTGATTTAGTCATACCAATTCCTGTGTCTAAAATCGTTAATGTTTTATTTACCTTGTCTGGAATAATTTGAATAGTTAGGTCAGAACACGTGTCTAAAACACTCTTATCAGATAAAGATTGATGCCTAATCTTATCCAGAGCATCAGACGAATTAGAAATTAATTCACGAAGAAAAATTTCTTTATTAGAATAAAATGTATTAATAATAAGAGACATTAACTGATTAATTTCAGCCTGAAAAGCAAATGTTTCTACTTGTGTAACCATTATATATATAATTTATATACATATTGGTTTTAAATAGTTTAAATAATATATTTATTTTTTATAATAAATATATTTATTTTTTTATAGTATATTTATTTCTATACAGTATTATTCATCTTCTTTACGTTCTTTAAAATAATTTAAAATTTCATCCTTGAATTCTTGAGAAAAACTGCTTGCTGGAATTATTAATCCATTAGAATCATAGATTATATGTGTTAGAGGACTAAAATTATATTTCATTAAAATTTTCCATCGTTCTGTATATTTACGATTTATTTTAGAACCATGATAATAATGTCGTATAATTCCAGGAGTATATCCTAATCTTAATTTACATGCTAATTTTTGATATTCTAGCATACTATTGTTATAATCTGTGCTATAGTTTATATTAGTTATTGAATTGCATTTATTAATTAAAGACATGGCAATTATACTATCACCGGATCCCAATATTCCTTTATCATACAGTCCATTTATTTTTTCATATGCTTTTCTTGTTATTGCCCAAGCATAACCAGGATGCCAATAATCTGTTCCTTTTGTTGTATAGTTTTTTTGTTTTTCAAAACAATAACCAAAACTATTAAATATATTTAAGTTATTTTTTTCTTTATCCATATCAATACAATGACTAAATAGTTGAACAATATCTTTATGTCCATTCAAAATTTTTAATGTATCTAATACCCAAGAACAACTATCAAATTCAACATCTGCATCTATCCAAGCAAATGCCTTATAATCTTTGGGTAATAAATATTTTACTCCTAAATTTATCATATTTTCTTTATGCCATAATGGAACTTCTGTCTTTAATTGTAGATGATGCTTATTATTTTTACTAGTAATTATAAATTTTTGGTCGCTATATACAAGTTCTACAATAAATAACTTAACATGCTCTTCTTCTTCTTCTTCAATTCGTTTAACAAATTCTTTCAATAATATATATCTTTTTGCATACAAGCAAGGATTTGATATAACAATAATTACGTTTAATTTTTCTTCTATTGGATTATTATTAGCAATTGCCATTTTTGTAGAATTTATTGTAAACTCAATATTATCAATTTCTATATTATTTATAATTGTCATTATATATAATTGGTGGTCAAATATTTAAATATATTTAACTAAATAAATATATTTAACTAATTAGTATATTAGTATATTAATATGTTAAACAAAATTTGTTGAATATGCTAATGTTTTACTTTTTGAACCGCAAGGTATATTTTCCTCTACTAAAGTATAGCACTTTGTTTTTTCTGTATCACTAGCAAATATTTTGTCTCGTAAGTCATTATGTTTTGGACCAATAAATTTATAACAATCTTTGGAATTACATACTTGTCTAAAAATTGTAGATAAACCCAAACCCAATAATACAGATAATATAATTTTTCCTATATTTGTGTGTAATAAATTCTTTAACATATTCTTAATCATATTATTGTATTATATATAATATGATTAATAAAATTTAGAATAATATTTAGAATAATATTTAGAAAAAAATATATTCTATATAATAAAAAAATATATATTATATATATAAATGACTGTTTCAAAAAGTATTCGAAAAAAAAGAAGACAATCAAAAAAACGGAATATGAGGGGAGGGGGGTTACCTACTAGCATAGCAATTCTTTCATATAACACATCATTCGTATTATCAATGGCTGCTTTATTTCCCTTTCCGGCAAGTGAAAATACTTCTATATATATACGTTTAATGAAATTAAAGACTTTAATGAATAATCAAGATACAGTACAAAACTTTATAGCAACTAACTACGGAGCACTTTTTTCAATGTCTTGTAGAATAATAGGAACTTTTTTTCTTCAATATGGATTAAAAGACTATTGTGTAGCAGCATTACAAGAAATGAATCTTACTCAGCATTATTTAACAACTATGGGAACAAATTTTACTTCACAAAGTTTAACTATTTTAGCATGCGGTGTTCAAGCAAATACTACTGGATTAGCATATATAATACCTAGCGATAAAATAACTTATTTTAGAGATAAAGTAGATAATAATGAGTGGTTTTCAAGTAATCCATTATATGGTAATTTTAACGCACAAAAAGTTGCCATTGTTGATTTAGGAGAACATCAATTATACAGGACTAACAATTTTTATAAAATATTTAAAGACGGCGTTGGAACACCTGATAATGGACGACCTATGACATTAATTGTTAGAAATGAATCTGATAATTGCTATACTTTGCATTTTAATTGCCATATACCCAATCCTTCTGCTCTTAAATCTCCTCCATACACAAAATCAATTTTAGAAAATCATTTTGGTGCAAATTCTGCTGATTTAGATACTTGGGCAAGAATAACATATGAAATAATAAATGAAGAGGCTAGGGCTTTATTACTAAGATTTTTTAATTCTCAAGAAATTAGTGAGTTGACGCCAGATAAATGTAGAATTATATTTTCTGGTGATTTTAATGACGGAACTGGCAAGTTAATGACCTTAATGAAAACCCAAGGTCTAAATATTGCAGGTAGTGGTTTGGTAAATATTCGAATCTTGTTTTCTGACTCTATGCCTAGAAGTTGTTGTTCAAATTTTAATAGCGTAGTGCGTTCTGGAAGTCCTAATTCACCTCCATCATTGAAATTGGCTGGAATAGACCAGCAAAAAAGCGGTCCACCAACAGATCCAATATTACTAGGACTCTTAAACTCACCGGACCCAAACTTAAGTCAATATAATGACATTGTAGATGCAACAAATTATGCTTTCATCGGTGACGGAACAGGAAGTAATATTGCTTTGGTATCACAAATATATGATCCAACTATTGCTTCAGGTATTCCTAATATTGATTATTTAACTCTAACAAGAAACAATATTCGAGCATCTGATCATATGCCCGTTATTAGTTATACTTCTCGCTCAGGAACAAGTAGTTATGAAAGAATAAAACCAAGACGAAATTCAGATAATACTGAACGAGCCAGACGAGATGAGAGAGATGAGAGAGATGAGAGAGATAGAGACAGAGAGGACGAAGACGACGAAGACGATAATAAAGATAGTGATGCTGATGAAGCAGTTGATCTAGACGGAGGATATAGAAAAAAACATAAGAAACGTAAATCGCAAAGAAAATTATCGCAAAGAAAATTAAAAAGACATACAAAAAAAAGAAAGTATAAAAAAAATAAAAACTAATTAATCTAATGCTAAATTATATTGGCAAAAGCTTTATTTTATTTTTGTCGCTAGGACATTTAACGTCTTTTATTTTATAATTAAAACAATTTTCCGCCTCATCTTTATACTCTATTTTATCTATATTATGGGGTGTTGGATATACTTCTACTTTTCTATTATAATCAAAATAATAAATATATATTAAACCCAGTAAAAATGTAATTAAGAAAATGCTAATATTTATATATTTTGTTGCATTATAAAATTGTTGTTGTAATTTTGCAAAAAATTTTTTCATTTAACTTTATACTTAATAATACATTATACTTTTTATTATACACAATAAATATATTATGTATAATAAATATATGTTTATAATTTAGTTTTTGTCGTTTATTTCTATTATTAAATCTTCTAAATTATAACTATTTTGAAAAAATGTAAATTGATCAAGTTCATTTTTTTCTATAAATGATGCTTTATATTTCAATTTCATTAATTCATTTCCTAGTACTGAGAGTCTGTTGTTATGTATCTCAACCGCGCTTTTTAAGTAATTTATTTCCCCAGATGATTTAAATAATTCCATAGCATCGCTATATTGTTTTTTATTAATTTCAAAATCTTTTATTTTTTCTTGTATTAATAGTTTTAATTCTTCATTATTTGTTATTGAATTATATAAATTGACTAAATTATTATAAGTTTCTTGACTGTTATTTAATTGATGTTTCAAAGTTTCAAATAACTCTACTGCTTTTTCTTCTTCAATATAACTGAAAAGGAAATCTAATTTTGTAGTTATTATATTTTTTTTATATTTTTCTAAATTATCACGTGTTGTCATTAACTTTTGAGTGATTTGTGTAAATTTTTTTCGTTCTACTAATATATCTAGTTTGCACGGACTAAAAGAACTACCACAAGTTGCGCGCAATAATTCTGGTGTTTCCGTAAAAATTGTTCCGCCATCTTGTTTGCAATTTATACATTTTGGTTTATATTTTGCTATTATTTGTTTTTTTTGGTCATAATTTTTACCATAATCACCAGACAATTCTGTTATTTTTTTTTGCTTAACTAACATATATTTAGTTTTCAATTTATAATATTCTTCTAATTGCTCATAATAATTGGTTAATAAAGTTGATGTCATTTATATTGATAAACTTATATTTTAATAATATATTTAAATTTTAAATTTTAAAGTATATTGCATTTAAGAGAAATATATTGTTTTATGTAATAAGTTTGCTTCGACATGATCACCATAATCAGGTAAATTTGTTATCATATTGTTTTTTATTTTTTGTTGATTATCAATATTTTGGCGATTATAATATATTAATTTAGACATAATATAGTCTTTATCTTTTATACTCTTTTCATAATATTCTTTACTAGAGTTATTCCCTTTATAGCGCATATATAATATCGATGCTAAAACTATTACAAATAATAAAAACATAGAAATATTATAAAAAGTATTATAATTATTTTGCTTATAATTATGGCATCCTTTTAATACTTCATTAAAAAAATATTTAACTCCATTATCTACTAATTTTGGCTTTTCAGACATATTTTTCTCATTTGCTTTATTTAAATTTGTTAAATTATTTAATTTAAAATTGGTGTA